AACGTACTCCTTTTTAATGACCTGATACCTACGATGAGCATTACCTTTTTTATAGTAATGATATCTATTGAACCAGTCGCACCTATCATCATTAGCCAGCTATTGAGCAGCAAGATAGGTATATGACATAATAAAGCGTTAGTCAGCATAAAATAGTTTTTGACGGAAACTTAGTTATTGCCAACGAGTATTATTCTAGCAGAAAAGTAGTCACTGGCAAGTATTTTTTACTTACCAATAAGGATTTTATTGTGATTTCTTGTAATCTCCCTGTACTTCTAGCAGAAAGACGACTACGGGTGGCCGATCTAGTAAGGATGACAGACATTAGTAAATCAACACTTCATAGGATTTATAACGATGAGACGACTCGTATAGAGTTCGATACGCTAAGCAAATTGTGTGAAGTGTTAGAGGTAACACCATGTGACATACTTAAATACGTGCCTGATGAAAACAGTAAAAGTTAGGTTTTATAAGTAATGCAGCTGAATATGTATATTCACTCTAAACTCTAAAAAATAACGATATCATTACCTGATAAAAAACAATCGTAGCTCTCATAAAGTAATGGCATTGCTATTATTTTTGAGAGCTCTTTTTAATGACTTTGCACTCATTTACAGCCAATATATTTTTTAATAAATATAATTAAATCATCCACTTGTATAATGTTATGTTATAACGTACTATTAATGCAATGATAATTTTTAGAGCAGTTTATCGTGAAAAATAAGACTCTTCGCTCGACTCAAAAGCTGTTAGTTCTGAACTCAAAAAATCTAACCGTTCATCCTGATGCCAGAACTGCTTTTATGGTTTGGCAGCAGCATAGATCGCCTCTGCGTCGACCACAGCTGGCAGGCTTAGATGATTATTATCGACCAGCATTGCGGTTATGTATGCTTGATAGAGACAGTTATCAGTTCTTCAATAACTTTGCACGAATCGATGAGGTAATGAGGTTCGAAGATAGCTGGCGTCAGCCTTGTCTGATTGCGCTTGAAAGTCGTCATGATATTAAGCGGCTGGCGTGGTGCGAGGTTCTCAGTCTATCTAGGTTTGCTGGCGTGAATCATCCGGCTCTGTTTCAAGCCATATATAAAAATGCATCAAAGCAGCTTATCTGTGAGCTGATGGGCGTGCCCCGATTAACCGTTAGTAATTACTGTCATTTTGCAGGTATCAGTCAAAGTAGCTATGAATATCAGCAGTGTAAGGTAGCATGTGATGAGACTTTATTAGGTCTACCTAAAAACATGAACTGGATGAATGGTAGACATGGCTGATACTAAACTGTTCGATGATGTGACTGATAAACGAGTATTGAATAAGCTCATTCCTATAGGCTCGCCACATTATGTGCAAATGCAAGCATTGGTTATTGATATTATCGGTCTGGTGCCAGACGCTGAGATTGATCTACTGTGTTCGGCGCCACGTGCTAATGCTAGTTTTAGGGGCATCGATTGTACTGAAGTGATCCAGCAGATTATCGGGCAAGGTAGAACGGGAGAGTGGGCGGTTACATATATGCTGCTTATATTTTATCAAACGTATGGTACGGTTGATAGCGGTAGTGATGCTTGGCGGTTTATGAGCGGCTACCTCAAAATCATATTTATGATTGCAGCTAGGCACGATAAGCATTTTGCTAAAATTGATAAACTAGGCGTTCGTATTCGTATGGCCCTAAGACCTGCTGATCCACAGCGCAATATCCTTAACCAGCTAATTGGTATTCATGATCAGTGCGATGGCCTATCCTCATGCTTATCTTCTATCAGAAAATATGAGGCAAGCGTCAAACAAGAAGAGGCAACAGGTAAAGCTGCTAATCAGTATCTTGCCAGTAAAGTTGGTCAAATCAGGTTGGCTTATGAGGTAGTCATCAATAATAAAGCTTTTATTAGTAAAACCTATGATAAGAGTTATAGAAAATCGAAACAGTCCCAAAAAGTAATCAATACAACAACGCTCATTGATGGCGAACCATTAGAGAAAAAATTGTTTAGTACGAAACAATCACGCAAGTCAACTAACGTGGCAACTGCTGAAAATATTGCCGATGACGATGAAGTACCATTGCTAGACAATGACTTTAAGCCCATCAAACAAGTTGCTAAATCCTCTGAGCTGCAGCAATGGAAGCTCAAAAGCAGCTATCAACATGCCAGCCGCAATCAGTTTCACTTCCCAACCAACCATCGCCAATTGAGTATCACTGGCTACCAGATGCTATTCTCTGTACTTTGGCATCACTTCCTTAGCGATAATACAGAGTATCAGACTGGTTATGCTGTACTGCTGCTTTCACTATTAAGCGGTATCAGTATCGATAGTGTGATTACTGATTGGCAATGCAATCGCAGTCAGCGTCAGTATTTTGTTTATGACCGTACCCGTAAAGTCAGTAGTATTGCTATCACGATTGATGTGACTACCAATACCCGAAGCCATTTGCTTGCTCACAGGCAAAGCTATGGTAGCGTATTCAAGCGAGCATTACCTGAAGCACTGCAGATCATGTTAGAGGATAAAGTTACTGTTTCACTTGATGATATTAAACTCGCCATTAATGAAGTTAAGAATCAGCTCAACCTGCCAGCTCTGAGTGCTCAACATATCGATTCTGGATTATTTGTAGTGATTAAAAATGGCCTTAGTGAGCCGCTACATGCTGACATCCTCACAGGCGTTGATGTAAGGCACAGCTCACCGCTGTATTACACCAGTATTAAAACATCAAAATTAGAGCATACTTATAAAAATGCAATAGCGCTGCTAACAAAATACTGTAATAACAAGCAAAAAGCGCTATTGATAGATGAGTGTAGTGTGCCAATGAATGGTCAAAAACGCTATATTGGTAGTGATATGGCGCTTGAAATTTTCACGTGCCAGCAGTTCTTTAACCAACTGGCTATGAGCGCTGAGAGCTATAATGGGCGGCTTAATCATAGTATCGAGCGCTATATTGCACAGTTTAATAGCTATAGCACCTGGCTGTGGCATATTATTATGATTCAAACCGGTATCCGTCCGGTTAAACATGCACCAGGGCTGCTTAACCAGTTTGATTTCAAACGACGCATATTATGGGTGTCTGATAAAGAAGAGCGTCACGGTCAGTCTGATGGCAGACTTATTCCGTTAAGCGAGTTTTTAGTCGCTGCCATACAAAACTACATTGATTATATTAAGCAATTTGCTGCTATTTATAATCCAATTTGCCCCGAAACGCCTTATTCCATCGATGCTATTCTGCGATCAGAGCAACCGCTCATTCAAATTTACCAAAAAAATCCAAAGGGTTTTATCGGTATCACGCCAAGTCGCGTCCGATATGAGCTACAAGACTTTTTTAGTCATCAGGATAATTGGCTGCGTCATCAGCTGAGAACTATGCTCACAGGGCGCGTACCTGACTATCTAATTTGCGCGCTTTACGGTCACGAGCATCCTGATCAGGAGTTCATGCACCCGATGTCATCAAGCTCTATCAATCAGCTGCACCAGCTCAGCCCTCATTTAGATGCAATCGCCAACGATCTTCACTTAAAACAAATTGAGGTGCGACTATATGGATAACATTAGTGCTCACAAACTGCGGCAGTTAAATAGAGATGGTGCTAAAAAAAGTGTCAAACGCGCAGCTAAAGCACTGGTTGCAGACTACGTTAATCAAAACCTTATGCAGACACCTTGTGAGCTACAGCATCATTATGAAGCGATCAATGAGCGATTAGAAAAGGAGTTTGATACTGCGCAAAACTTTCAATTAGCGCGGCGCGGGTTCTTAGAGTTTGTTCGTGATTATAATAAAGCTCACCAGGTATACCTTAATGAGCCTGTGGTACCGATACTGGCGACTCGTGAGCGCTTGACCATTAACTATGACTGGTTTGTGAATGGACGCGCTGTAGCAGACAGTAGCGCGACAATGATAGAGGTTTGGCAACGAAAGCGGCGTTTTTCAGTGAATGACTTGGTTGAGGGGCTCCTGTATTGCAGCATCATGTATGGCGGTATTAACGACATTGAGGTGCTAAAAGCGCTCTATGATTGGCTGTTTGGTGAGCGCCGTGTGTATAAAATTGACATGCCAGCGACTGATGAAAAAAGCAGAGTAGAATATTTGGCTATAATACCGCATAGAGTGCGTGATGATAATTATGGAACTACGCTAGATGACAGCGAAAGCTTACACCGTTTTGTTGATTATGTTCCCGATGATATGAGTTTGTGTTTTTTATATGCGCTAAAATACAAGGACTTGAGTAAGGCAGAAATAAAGTCATTTAACACCATCATTAATGATATATCAAAAAGACTGAAACTCACTAATAAAGACATTGCTCGTCCGCAGCACTCACAGCTGATAAGGTATGCTAACTATCACTGGCGGCAGATGGAAGGTAGCAATGTTGATGGTGCACTAGCTGTAGTTAAGCAGGGCGATATAAAAACAACAGGTTTGCCTACTAATAAGCTCATCAGTTATAACAAAGAAGTCATCAATCCAAACCCTGAGCCGCTTACATGGTCTGAGTTGTTTGATGCCAGTTATCAGGCGGTAGACAAATCACAGAACAATCGAGATGCTATAGCTTATCCAAGCTTTAGCAAAAATCTAATTAAAGAGGTGCAAGATGCGCTCAAACTCACCAGAAGCGCTGCTATTTCTACTCTCACAACATTAAAGACAGACGCTAGCCAGCCTAATGCGAGGCGTTTGCTTAGCTGGGCGTTATCGCTACTGGATGATCATAGCATTAGATTAAATACCATCAGTAAATATATCGGCTGCATTGGTCGCGATTGGTTGATGCTGACTATGGATGAGAATATTGGTCAGTGGGAAGGCGACGACTTTGAGGATATCTATGAGCAGATTATTCAAAGTAAAATTAAAGATGGTCGTAAGACGTCTATGTTATGTAAGTCATCGGAGTTTGAAGATGATACGTCTAGTGATATAGATGATGATAAAAATGCGACTGACCAACCGCTATCTTATCTTGATCGTTTAAAAGACAGTCAGAAATTTACTTATGGACGTCTAAAAGCCTTTCACGATCATCAACGTACTCACTTTGATGCTCCTTATGTCTATTTTCCGTGGGGGAGTAATAGGCAAGTAGTGAGAGCAAATATGGTGTCCCCGCATATTTATCATGCGATGAAAGACTATGTGCAGTCATCAAACTTAGAGATTGATCAAAAGCAGCTATGTCTTGTGGTCTTATCGCTCGCTTATCGCACTGGTATGCGAATTAGCGAAATAATAGGTATCAAAGTTACCGACATTGCTGATATCGGTAATCTTAATAGACAGATGATTGAATACCCTAAAATTATCCTCAGACCCAATCGCTATCGCAGACTAAAAAGCAGTAGTGCCAAACGAGTGATACCAATAGATAGCCTTTTTAAAGAGGACGAGTTACAACCGTTCATAACATTCTATTATCAACAAAAAAGGTTAAAGCGCCGTTATTTACTCTCACAAGGGTCAGGTGACCAGCCACTGCCAGCAGTGTTTTTTAGTAATATGATTAAGATAATTTGGGACCGCTTATTAAGCAATCATAGCTTTACTTTTCACAGCTTACGGCATACGGCACTTAGTCAGCTGGCATTGGTGTTGAGCGGCTCGCCACTGGCTCAGGTGATGACAGACTATGATAAAGAGCATAGTGACGCTATCGTTAGCGCTGTGCTTGCTAATAACAAAGAAAAGGGAATGTGGTTTGGGCTAGCTAGTCTTGCCGGGCATTTAACGCCAGACACTACATTTGAGTACTATATTCATACCGCTCATTTGCTGGCTGGCTGGCAAATGAGTCAAGCTAAGCTTGTTATGCCTGTGACCGTATTTGAGATGGTAACAGGTATTAGTTATCAGACAGTGAATAGGCAAGAAGGTAGAGCATATGATGGCAGTACTAAACAGGTTAATCTTGATAAGATGCGTGGCTACTTAATTAACAAAGTTGTGAGCAAAGAGTCTTTGTTTGTCGATAACAGTACATCAGTTAATGTAACTTACCCGCAAAAAATAAAAAATGATGCGGTAGATACTCAGTTATCTATATTTATTCATCCAAAAATATACGATGTGATTGCGCTATTAGAGGAGCTACAGACAGTAAATGTTGATAAACGAGCAGGGCAGTTGGCAGAGGTCGCACTTCGGCATGGTATCGCTATCAGTGATGCTAGAAAAATTTACAATAATGCTTGCCAGCTGTTTACCGATGATAGACTAATTTTAGGTGCGCCTACCGGACATAAGAACCAAGAAGTTTTAGTGACTGCGCTTGATCGTGCGTATCAAACGTCAATTGATGAGCCTGCTAGACTGAAGTCGTTTGTGGAAATATTTAAAGATAAACACAACCTAAATACCTCATCGATTCATTTTGGGATTAAAGAGACCCGGCTTGAGATGCTACAGCAGTTCGTCACAGTAGGTTGTCAGCTGATCGATGCCAGTCATTGGCAGATTAGGGCGCATAGCGAACAAGAAGTACGCGGTGTAAAAAAAGAGCTAGGACTTGATAAAACAATACGTGTGGGTGCACGCAAAAACTTTCATGGCTATGAAGTACGAGTGGTGCAGAAAAAGCGTAAGCGCTCAGATAAGAATCTAGCAATGACGAATGAATATTATAGCTCGTCAGGGGTTTTGAAGTATTTGGGCTGCTTATTGTATATATTAGTTAAAGTTAACGATTATCAATAATAGACCTGTTTCATCTCAGGTAATATTGGAGTATTTGAGCACTTAGTGTTGAGAATAATAAACCACTGGCTACTTGGGACAGTGGCAATATAGGCATTCTCTTATGTATATGAGCTGGTAAATAATTTATGAATTAGGCTGGGCTTTTCGGAGTCAAGGTCACTTGTAGCCCCATACCATCAATAATTTTTAGCATGGTGTCAAAGCGTGGCTTTTCGGACTGCAAGGTCTTGTAAAGACTCTCGCGTCTTATGCCTGTCTTTTGTGCCAGCTCATTCATACCCTTTGCGCGTGCCACATCGTTGAGCGCTTCAATAAAGTCACTAGGCGCACCATCGCTCAGGGCTTCATTCAAGTAAGCATTGATAAGCATTTCATCGGTTAGGTACTCCGCCACATCAAAGCGGCTGATTTTACTATCGGTCATGAGGGTAATCCTTTGTTTCATTCTGTACTTGTTGCCATAGGGTGCAAGCCTTAGCAATATCACTTTGCTGGCTGTCTTTGCTGCCTCCTAACAGTAACAAGTAAACCGTATCGCCCTCTTGGGCATAATAGACGCGATAACCATTGCCCTTGAATATTCGCATCTCATAGATACCGCCTGTATTGGCTAGGGGCTTGTGGTCAACAAAATTGCCGCCTTGCGCTCGTTTAATACGTGCTAAGATGCCAACTTTGCCTAATGGGTCTTTAAGCTTATGCAGCCCGCGCCTAAACGCTTCGGTTTGGTTAATATCAATCATAAAGTTAGATTGTTAGAAAGCTAATAATTAGTTGTAAACTTTCGGATAATAGATAACAAGTTATGATTGTACTGGCTGCGCTTTTTATGGGTCTATATAAGCATCAGGCACAAAAAAACAGACTGTCATGCCTGCCCATTTAGCTTTATACCTAAGAAAAGCTGCTTAAACTGCTTAAATTGGCTATAACGTATGATATGCAAGGGATTAGCTTAAGTTAGGCGTTTGCGTAAGGTTGCTTAAACTGCTTAATCTTGTCTTAAATTGGCTTGTTTTAGGCTGAGTTTAACCAATTTAAGCAAGCTTAAGATTTGGCAGTCCTAACACAAAGCCCCTAACTGTATGGGCTAAGGGCGATTTAAGCAGTTTGAGTAAGATTTCTTAAGCATTAATATTAATCGTATAACTTTGGATTAATGAATATCACTTTACTTCGTCCCTCCATATCTTGCCTAATATGGTTAGCAGACTCTAGTTTGTCTAACTCAATCTGTAATAACTTAGTGTTCTTACGCATGGGGTTGGGCGCATTGTTAGCGATATACGTTCTATTCAGCTTATGCGGATTTTTATTACGCGCTTTATCCACCAGCCAGTTACTTAACTTTTCGCTGTCGTTCAGCTCACCTGTAGGCGTGGCATCGAGGTAGCGCAAGCGCTCACTGGTGGAATACTCAACCAACATAAAGGCGCGTTTTATATCATGAGTGGTTATCACTTTACGCCCCTCAAAGAATACCATCAGTGACGCTATACGGCTGGCATTTTCTGCCATGCGTGACGCATAGGCTTTAAGGTACTGTAAGTCACCGCCGCATGCCTGTCTGTTTTCAATCACCTGTGTATGTTCATAAAAGGTTTGTTCGGCTCGATCGTCTGCCCACTGCATAGTTATACGCTGTGGCTGGCCTTGCGCGCTTGTAGTAGTATTATATGGCGCGGGATCAAGTAGGCTTTGGCAGCGCGTCCAATACTCTATCAAATGGGGGTTGTTGTTTGGGTCATCACGGCGGCGCTGCTTACTCACCCAATCACGCTTACCGCGTAAGTCCTCAGGGCAAGCAATAAGTGCCCGCGCTAAAAACCCTTGCCCATTCATCATGGGATCAGTAAGGGCGGGTTCTAAAATAATACGCTGGCCTTGAAGTAATAGTGTCATGCGAACGTCATAAGCATCGGTGCGCGGTGTGGCGTGGGCGGACCTTTGCGAGCGCACTCGGGATACTTCACCATTACTATATAGCGTGGTCAATGATGATAGCGCGCTGCCTGCTGTGTCCCCTGTCATGGTGTGACCATTAAAAAATTGCCCTGCCTCGTCTGTCGTCCATGACGCATTGGTGATCTGTCCACTGATAAACATATCAAGGATTGGTTCTATTGTGGCCTCATTGAACAAGGCTTTTGGGTTGGCGGGCATTGGCATGTCGTTTAGGTACTTTTTTAAATCAGCGCCTTTTAAGCCTGCCTTGTCCGCCTCCCACGTAGCAAGATCTTTTAAGTATTTCTCATATTGCTGGCTCTCATGCTCTTTGATTTTAAAATGAGTAAGACCCATTGTCTGTGTTTTTCCTGACCCACTTTCGCCCTCAGTAATCAGAATTAGGCTTGTAGGCATATTATGGCCTAGTGGACTGTTTACAAAACGTTGACCTATATGTGCGAGTGCCCCTAAAACACATTGCCCCGCCATCGCAAGTGGTACCTGTGCATAATAGGCCACGGCCTCAATCACCGCCCTTAGAAGGCCCGTAAATGCATTGATCGGATAAGGTGTGGGCGTGCTTAGATCGCTGCTCAATGGCTCAGGGTCAGACCATTGCTCATTTTTTATGCTATTATTAACATGATCACTAGATTGACAGTCGCATGTGAATTTATTGTGGTCGGCAACGCTCATGCTACCAACATGAGCGTTTCTATTTTTTGTTTTATTCATAGCCACTCTCCTGTACGTTATGAACAGGATTACCATGACTTTCTAGCCATTCTAAAACTTCAGAGTTTTTCCATGCCACCATAGTTGGTGATAATCTCACACTAGCAGGAAATCTACCATCACGACTCCATTCATGTAAAGTAGTACGCCCGAATGGTAAAAATGGCAGGATATCTTTAGCCCTACTTAAGCCCTGTGGTGGGAGGTATAAAGTATTCTCTTTACTAGAAGTCCTTGAGTGAGCAGGGAAGGGTGCATTATTCATTATTCATCTCCGTTCAACCCGTAACGCCATGTCACGGTATGAACGGCATGATAGAAGATATTATTAAAGATTTGCCCTAATTAGGGTTTTATAGGTCCTAGTTAGGATTCGATTGATATCACTTACTCTGTTCATGAGCAAGTTTTAACCAGTTTGCTATTGCATCGACACTTAAAGAGTTACCTTGACGCTCAATAGCTGCCTTAATGACTCCATTGCTTTCTTTGGAGGAAGGGAGAGTAAGATCTAACTTTAAGAGCTCGCTAGCTAAAGCGGATATTATTTTTGCAGCATTATTAGCCGTTCTTGGATGTAATTCGTCAGTAGATTTCTTGGAATTTAGCTTATTTTTTAAATCCTCTATTTGAGTATTTTGTTGACTTATAAGTCTATTAGCTTCCTTTATATCATTAGTCAATTTAGGAGTTAAATTAATACTTTCAATTCTATGAAGAAGATGATTTAAATCTTGGCTTGAAAATTTCAATTCGCAAATTTTTTCAAGTTTTATCATTTCCTGATAGTCACTATCAGGCATATGTAATACCCAGCCTAAAACCTCATCCTCTTTCAATGTAGGGGGTAGATTATCCTTATCACGTAATTTATTTTTATGGTCTAATAATATACCTGTATGATCATCTTTATTATAATCAAAAGGATTATTAGATATAAACTTCACATGATAAGATATCGGATTAAGATCATTAATACTAACTTTTAAACCTAAATTATTAAGTATTACATTATTAGGAGAGATACGAAATATACCTTCACTATAGTAGGCAATATTGTTTTTACTCATAAGACCTCTTGCAAAAGTCATAGGTTAAGCTCGGAATTAATGATACCAGCAAACAGCTTCATTCTAAGATCATAGCGCTGACGACGGTTGCGATATTTATGAGCCACGATTTTAAACAACTTTATTAAGCCTATTTTGTGTTCAACCACAATACGGAACTTTGCCAGATAGTGATTGGCCTGTTTGCATATCTCCAATAACTGACCACCACGAGGTTTCTTAAATGGTGTGAAGGTTTGCTTATGTAGATTTGCTATACCCTGATAACCACTGTCTGCTAGATAGTTAGTATTCTCAGGTAACCAATCAGGACAAGTATCTTTATACAGCTTAAAATCGTGGATTGACCCTTTACAGGTTTGCACATCAAGTATCAAGCCGGTTTGCCAATGGACGATAACCTGCGCTTTTAAGGTGTGTTGTTTTTTCTTGCCGCTGTAGTAGTCGCTTTGGTTTTTTTTGGACGCTCAATTGGGGTTTCGGTGGCATCGACAATGACGACTGACCAATTGATGTCCTCATCAACACGACTAGGCAGCTTTTTAGGCAATTCAAACTTGCCAGAGTCAATCAGTGTGTCTTCTACTTTACGAATGATACGGCTAGCAGAAGACTCATGAATACCAAAGTCCATACTGATATGATAAAGCGTGCGGTATTCACGCCAATAAGTCAGGGCTAGTAGTATCTGCTCCTTAAGACTGAGCACACTTGGTCTACCTGATTTGGTCTTAGATGCTTCATGCTCTTGCATGGCATCAAGCATGTCATAAAAGGTGGCTTTATGAATGCCAGTGTAGCGTTTAAAACCAGCGTCACTTTGTTTGAGTAGCTTATCTATGTTTGGCATATCTATTATGTAAGTAGCATTCAATAATATACGTTGTGTCTTACAACTACTTTTGCAAGAGGTCTATATCATACTTATCTACAAAAGTAGTAAGTAGCTTTTTGGTCTGATATATTAATGCATCTATGTTTAACGAACTATCATATCTTTGTGGATTTAAAAGTTCTTTTAACTCTAAATTAAGGATGTCTTCGTTAATAGTAGCGGACAACTTTTTTATAGTATCTTCACGACTCTCTGCGTAGACTGATGTAACACTATTAATTAAACCTTTGTAATGAACATAAGGTGTCAGTATTTGAGCATCGATAAAGCTTTTTATTTTCTGATCATTATTAAGTTTAGGGTCAGATGATTCAGCTAATTTGTTTTTAACTTCATCGAGAGTATAAAATTTTTTTAAATGATCAGACATATTTGTTATCCTTTTCTTGAAAGTTACTTAAGTAGTCCGCCCACTTATTCATCATATCTCGACGATAATCTAAATGTTGAGCACCGTTATATGCTTTACTAATTTTGTTCTCTTGCTCATGGGCGAGTTGTAGCTCTATAGCCTCATGCATATAGCCCTGTTCATGAAGGGTGGTGCTTGCCAGCCCTCGGAAACCATGCCCCGTCATTTTGTATTTATAACCCATCTGATAAAGCGCGTTAATAAAAGCATTTTGACTATAAGGTTTGCGAGTGGATGGGTTATAGAATACATACTGCTCTGAAAAATTCAGCTCTTTAATTTGTTGTAATATATCTATGACCTGTGGTGCAAGAGGCACAATGTGAGGTCTATCCATCTTCATTTTGTCTGCAGGTATACGCCAAATTTTATCCTTCCAGTCGATTTCTGACCATTCCATAAATCTGATCTCATTAGTTCGTACAAAGGTATAGCATAAGAACCATAGACCTAGTTTGACTGGGATATGGCCAGTGTAGTCATTGATATCCTGTAAAAGTTTTGGTAACTCTTTTGACGTAATACGGCTGTGATTTTTAGTCTTATGCGGTTTGATTGCCGCTGATAAATCTGCCGCAGGATTTGACGTTGCTATACCTATGCGAATAGCATGTTTAAATATCTGTCCAACCTCTGCCATAATTCGTCGTGCCATCTCATTAGCGCCACGTGCTTCAACATTCTTACCGATTGTCAAAATGTCGGGTGGGGTAATATCATCAATCAGTTTATGACCAATAATTGGTTTTACATCACGAGTATAGGCTGAATAATTTCGGCTAAATGTACTGGCTGCTAAAAAGGTTCTGCGGTCTGCATACCAAGCCTGAGCAATAGTATCAAAAAGCTTCGAACCATCCTGCTCAGCGCGCTGTTCTTTTTTCTTATCTTTTGGGTTAATACCTTCATTGATCAGCTGCTTTATTTCTAGATTACGCTGGCGTGCCTGCTGTAATGTAATAACTGGATATTTGCCCAAAGTGAGCGATTGCTGTTTACCCTGCCAGCGATAAGCGCTGACCCAGACTTTGTTCCCAGTATGTCTTACCCATAGCTGTAGACCGTCACCATCACTATGCTTGTCAGGGCGGCTAGGGGTACATTTTTCGCTTGGGGCTAACTTATTAATGATAGTATGAGTTAATGGCATGTTGGTATATCTCCGCGTTGGTATAATCTATACCAACAAATATACCAATATTCTATATGGTTCGCCACATACCAAGATATTCGTAAATCTCGCAAAACCCCATAAAAAAAGGCTTGCCGCATCGCTGCGAACAAGCCTGATTCAATATATGGTGGGCCCAGTAGGACTTGAACCTACGACCAAAGGATTATGAGTCTTATACTCGGTTAAAATACATACTAATACATATCAATAAATGGCAATAGATAGCAATAAAAACACTTTTAATTCATACACTTAAGTGAGACATAACGATAAATGGCAATATATAATTATTGTGTAACGATAATTACAGAGTGCCCAAGAAGTTCTCATGGGTACTTTTGCTTGCCAAAAAACAGCCCTACGGCCAGACATGGCCGTAGGGCAGGGCAGGAAAACCGTAACGACCTTCTAAGAAAGATTTGCAGGCCGCCGCTACGCATATTGCGCGGTACACTGGTAGGCCTCGTTGGTTAGGTAGTCGTCCAGATCGCGTTTGTAATAAACGATACACTTGTGGCGCGGCTTAAAAAACGGTATGCCCTTGGTGTTTGTGCAGCGCATTTTTTGCAGTGTTGCGGTGGACACACCAAGGTAGCTGGCCGCGTACTCAGGCGTCAACGGTGTGTCGTCCGGATTGTTAATAACAAACTGCTTCATCTTCATTTTTTCGTCTTCAGTGACGTTTTTCCATAGCTTCTTAGCCATTATCATTCTCCATCAAGCCATATTAAAAGTTACTGATGCCTCAACATCAAATTCAGTGCCGCACTTCGTACAAGTAGCGGTCACAATGTCACCGTCACATACCAAGTCTTCGCAGGTATAACCGCCGCCGCACTCAGGACAATTAGCATCACCCATTGGACGCCTCGTCTAAACATTCACGCGCATTCTTGATGTGAGCGCGTAACTTAATATTTTCGCCAGCTAAATTTTGAATCTTCTGACGTAGTGCGATTAAGTCTTGCTGGTCCTTCTTGCGTGCGACCTCATAATCATGACTGACCGCGCTTTCAATCATGTCGGCAAACTGCTTGGTGCCTGGTAGCAGGGTGTAACTTCCATCGTCTTCTTTGCTTGCCGCCATGAAGCACGCTTTTGCCATTTTTACCAATCTTTCATCATTCATAAAGAAAAGCTCCTATATTAAAATGTTTGCTGTTACTGCTTTTTGTCGGTTATCACTCGCTCAGACAAATCCACATAGCAACCCGCTATCTTCATGTTTTTAAGGTATTCAGCGTTTTCTTTACCGTAAGCCACTAGAACACTTGGCGCTCCGGCTGTACCACCTTTCTCACCTTCTACCGTGTAGAAACTCAGGCGACCTTTGATAAAAAATATCGCGTCGGCTTTTCCCCATACTGAGTTAAAAAACATTCGCGTTTCAGTGCGAGCAAAAACAAGTCCGATTGCATTACCATAGTCGGCACACTTATCTAGCCACTTCTGCGTTTCTTTACCGTAGGGCGGATTGCAGAACACACGCCCTTCCCATTCTTTGTGCAGCCCTTCGTCCTCTATCGTGTAATGTTTCTTGGCGGTATCCCACGGCCTACCAATAGGCGAGCATGGGTCTAAATCAAACTCGCCCAATGCAGCCAGAATATGTGGCGGCGTTAGCCACTCGTCTTTTTGTGCTTCACGCTCAAAACTTACATCCATTTCTGTATTCCTTACACGTTGATATTAATATTTCTGGTTATGGCATCGAGACACGCCTTAACCAGATAAGCGTTGTCATGGTTTTTTATAATCCACTGCAAGTAACTGCGATCAGTGACCGCTACATCTTTGATGGCCTTGCCTTGGTGCTTACCAAACGTAAAAGTAAGCGGTATTCGCGCCTCTTCGCTGGCAAGGTATAACTGTTCCATACTCGTGATATTGCCTAGCTCGCATAAGTGCTCAAGCAGCCATAGCGTAAACGTCACATCGTAACCAGCATTGTGAGCATTGCGGCAATACTGACGCGCCAGATCAGGATTAATCGCGTAGGTGAGTGCGCCTAGTGAGTGACTGTCCAAGTCTGGCAGTAATCGACGCGCCAGCGCTTGCGTGCAAATCGCTTTGTACTGGCTAACATCGACACCAGCATTGGCCGCGACTTGAATGTCGAAATCCACGTTATGGCCGATAATATACGCTTCACCGACTGGCAGATATTGCGGCACCACAAGCTTATGGTTTCGGTAATCCTTTACGTCGTCTGGCGTGATGTGACTGACTGCCATTGCGCCGTAGCTGATTGTGCGGTCAGGACAGCAATTAATGGTGTGGCTAGGTATTCCGTCACCAATATCGCTATACATCATTTCAGCGACAATATAACCATCTTCATGAAAGCGTATGTTTCGATACCCAAGCTGCGTCGCTTCCGCTTCCTTGCTAACATCGGTTGCTTCAAAATCAATTATCATTGCTGGCGTGTTCATGCTTTTTCTTCCTTAACAAATTCTTCCCATAGGTAATCGTAAGAGAACGGCTTAACCAACCCCATAACTGGCTTTGGTTTATCGCGCTCAGCCTTAAGTGCTTCAACGTCAATTTCTTTAGGAAACTTAGACATGTCTTTTTGCGCTCGTACTACAACATACGACTTACTCATAATGACAGCGCCGCTACCGTTACGCGCTGCATCAAACGCCATGTTTGCAGCATCCGGTATGGTGCGCTTATCACCATAGCCTTGATAATCAATCGTGGCACAGTACATCTCACCATCCGCCATACATACATGGCCGGTCACAACAAACTTGCGTGGCGACTCTAGTATCTCTTTGCGCTTGTCAAAGCTCGTCCAATCATCAAAATACTCGGTCCGACTCTTGACTTGATCACCAGTAAGTGAAGCATCGAGGGGTATCTTCATATATCCTTCGTACATTTCAGGCTTACTGGCTTTAACCTGGTTCGCCTTTTTAATTGCCGCCTTCTTACGCTTATCACGGTTTTTAGCCTTAGCCATGCGCTACCTCCAGACTTAACTCATACCAATCCTGCATCGTGTGCAGGTCATTTAAAACACTGACATGCCCAAATATCTCGCGCATAAACCCAATGTCGTGACGGCCATGCCAGTTGTGCGGCATACAAGCGATAGCGGTGTTTTCGCAAAACTCATAAATCAGCGTCGCTATCGTGTAGCTACCAAGTTTTGGGTAGAGTTTTTTGATGACCGATGACATGCAAATAAAATCAAAAGCATCGACCGGCACGCCAGCGTTAGACAATAACTGCATGATCTGCTTTGCGTTGTGGCAGACGATATAATCTGTCTCAACATCGGCCATAACGTCGTTTAAGACGTTCTTGTAGTAGTCAGCGCCGTCCAGCTCTCTGTGGTGAATGCCATACAAGCCCTTTTGCTCGCTTGTGATTGAGCGCCTTACATAACAAAGGCGGTGGCTTTCTTCCCAAGGCTTCTTAGGGTTTGCCTCAATAACGCCCTGACTTGTATCAGTAAACATGATCTGCGACGATGCCACCTGCGTTGCTTGGGCGTACCTGGTTCTGTCAGTCGCCTTGATATCGATAATTGTTGCTGCTTTTGTGTTCATAATGTTTTTTCCGTAGTAGAGAAAATAGGGGCTTAGTGCGTACCGGCCGCCTGATATGGCTCAGGCTTTGTTTTTTGATCTCTAAACTTACTTATCGATTCGTCCATGTGACGGGTTAATTCAGTAATAATCTCAATCATAAGTAGATTGGGTTTTTCAATCGCGCCCTGTTTAAGCAAGTAGTCGAAGTTTTGAGCTATCGCGGTAGCTTGCATCCCCATCATTGCTGAAGCAGTGCCGGCACAGTGAACCAACACCGTTCCCTTTTGATTTACATCGGTCGAAATAACAACCATTGCGTGATTTACATCGTCACCAGTGACTTCATTGAAGCTATTGATCAAATCCTGAGACTCTTTTTCAATATTCTTATTCATAATCATTTTTCCGTAGTAAATTGAATAGGGTGTTTAGGCTGGCAGTTGCCCTTTCAAACTACCTCAGCGTCATAGCCTTGGTGAGCCATCACCTCACCAACTAGCTGATACAAGTCACCTAAACGATTGATGGTTTATTCCAAAAAGTTAAAACTGACCGTCAAAATAGGGGGCAAACGGGATATCGTCATCTACTGGACCACCGCCATTCATAGCAGGGTTGTTGGCTGGCGCGTTGTTTTGGTTTTGATACCCTTGCTGGTTCTGAGTAGCTGCGCCACGCTGATAGCTTACGCTACTGCTCTGCATTGGGTTCCCACCATTCATTTGGTTGTTGAAACCATTTTGCGGCTGTCCATTCATCGCCGCTTCGTTTTCGGCCTTTTCTTTGGACTTGGCGCTATACTTGATCATCGCCTCGGTCACAGTGTTAAAGGCGTCTGGGTTGGCTGGCTGGTTATTGGCCTTTTCAAACGGTAGCTGGCGCGTATCAGCATCAAAGACATTAAACAACTCAGGCGCACCGCGCTTTACTTCATACTTTGTCTTATGAAAGTAGTATCTGTCCGTCAAGAACATGCCAACTTTCTTGCCAGCCAGCTCAGGCGCAACCATACCGCTAACTGTTACGTCTTTTTGCTCGTCATAGTTATATTCTTGGTAAGAGCCTTGCACTTGCGAAAGTGACGGTGTGTTGGTGCAAAGCATCATGGCGTTGATAATGTTTTCACCAGACCAACTTCTGCCTGATTCGTCCGCATAAGGAATCTCGATCATCGTGGTTGATTTGTCCGCGTTCATAATATGGACAGTAAGGTTGTGGACTGCCGGACTCATGCGCGTGTTAGTTTTCCATGCCGCGCTAATGATCTTATAAACATCGCTGGTATCGCCAGTAATGTAGTTTGACTGGCCGACCTTCGCAGCCTTTGATTTGTCCAACTGCCAAACTGATTGTGATTGCTGATTCATGGGTGTTTCTCCTGATTAAAAATTAAGCCTGTTCTGGCTGCTGGTTTGGGTTTTTTGCAATGCCGTAGTATTCGCATATCGCGTCATCTACCGCGTTAAGGTCATTCGGGATAAGCTCAGACTGGAACATATCTTCAGGACTTTTAACGGTGTTAAAGCCATTGTTTTGCGTCATGAAGAAGTGGCCGTCATCACGGAGTGTTGTTTGAAGTACAGTGGACACAAGACCTTCCAGTACAATCTTGTCATCTAAAACCTTACCCATTGTCTTGATGCGCTGGCGTCCATTATCTTCTTGAAGGTGAGCTAGTATGTAAACGCGCTTGTCATTACTAACGTGATTGATTGCAGTATCAAACACGGAAAAAGCGTTGTATGACAAAATGTTATAGCGATCAAAAGCAGCGCCTTTCTCATACTTCTGATTGTTGCCACGTATGTACTCAAGACTCATGATGTATTGAAAGTCGTCAATGACAATAACAGGGGCCTTGCTTCTAACTAGCGCGTCGCAAATCTTAGGGGCGCTATCAGTTGCAAGCTTTTTAAAATCCTTGCCACCACGAAAGGGTAGTGGTTTGTTGACGACATTGATAACACCAGTTTGGCTTGGGTCTAAATGTTTTAGGCTGTAGGACTTGCCTTCGCCACTATTGCCTAGAATTAAAGTCACGATAGCCATCAGCTGCCCTCCCCATCCATCATAAAAATACTGTCAAAGTCAGCAAGCAAGCGGTCACTTACTTTCTTGTCGGTCGGCTGGCGCGTGCTTTCTTTGCAACCGCTGCCAATGCAGGCTGTTAGGCGCAGCTCATCTTCTAGCGCCCACTCCCACTGAGCTTGTGGCTGTTGGTACTCACTCATAACTCTCTCCCATACGCCGCAGCGATTACTTTATTTGCATGAGCCGCTTCCTTAGCCTGCTGGCTCGCTTCGTACTCTTCCCAGCTCATATCGTCCTCGCTGGCAGGATCGGTGTTTTCCTCAAGCCAAAGCTGGTGCTCTAAGTGCGTGCGGTCTTGCGACTCGATGCCAGTATCAATGGCGTTTGCGCCAGTGACGACTATCGCGCTGGCGAGTAGGGCGAACAATGCGAGCTTTGCTGTCAGCTCGGCATTGACTAACTTTAATAATTGTTTCATAATGGGTTCTCCGTAGTAGGTAAGCCCTGATCAGTTGCGTCTGATTGGGGCTTTTTTTATGCCTGATCGTTAAGCGCTTTGATCAGCGCGTCTGCCAAACGCACTGCTTTAACAGCGACCTGGTGAGTAGTGAGACGGTTATCAGTTGCCGCGACTTGCATAGCAGCTATTGCTATTTGATCGCGTCGGCTTAACGGTTCTGATTGATTACTCATAAGATGGTCCTTATGTGGTTGAGGGTAATAAACAAAGCGATTGCTTGCAGGGCGATTGCCGTTTTGATGCACCTATTATGCGCATACGCATTTATAAATGCAAGTATTATTGCATTAAAAAATGCACTATATGCACAAACGCATGACCACAGACACAAAAAAACCACCTGCAATGAGGTGGTTATCAAGTTTTTCTTATTCTTATTTGATATTGCGCTTAGTGACCAGCTCTAAAATACTGTCGGCCTATTATAATTAGGCTTTCGTGATTGTCGGCTGTAATTATCTTGTCCGGGTACTTATCATTAAAGCTATGCAGTCGTAAATTGCCGCCGCCTTCCAAAAAGACCTGTTTAAACATGCGGTCCCCATCTAGCAGCAAGGCATAAACCTGACCGTCTTTTAGTTCTTTGTCGCTGAGTATGACGCCAACTTCATCTTTATCATTGATGTAAGGAGCCATACTATCATTGACAGCGCAGACCAACTTAAAGTCTTCCGGCCTCACGCCTGCCTTAATAAAAAATTCTTCTTCAAAATCCCTGTAGCCCTTTATTTCCTCAAAGCCAAAGTCTTTGTTTCCATCGCCACAGCAGAAAACCACGCTGTAAATCGGTATTGATATCAACTCTCTTCTCCTTTCTTTTACCCGAACATTATTACTGTTAACAATAGGCGTTAACAGACTTTTATTTTCCTCGTTTGTAAGGTCGTTATATCTCAAGTCCGCAACAGACACGCCGAAATAGTCCGCGTACTTCTTTAGGGTTCGGTCACTTGGATTGACCGTGGTTCCGTTCAAAATCCGAGATGTGGTTGTTTGTGGAACGCCAATATCATCTTGAAGCTGGGTGGCGTTCGTCCTTTTGCTGTGCATTAGGTGATCTAGGTTCTTAATAAGAGTGTTCATATAAACCCCAGCGGTTAATTGGCTAATATTTTGTGTTACTTATTTTATGCGTTTACGCATATCTTTAATAGCGTCAATGCAAAAGTGGTTGCTTTAATGCGTAAGCGCATTATAATAAGCGTATCGATATAAAAAAGAGAATCCAATCATGCTACCTCCTCATATCTGCCTAGAAAAGCTAGAAGAGGCTGGTATCAATCAAAAAGATATCAGCTCAAAAGTTGGCGCCAATCAGTCAAGTATCTCTCGCATCCAACGCCAGTTATTCAAGAATTCTGGCTGGCAGACGGTAGAGAGAATTCAAAGTCTTTACCAACACGTCTGTGTAAATAAAGAAAGTATCGATAGTTTCTTGGATTATGAGGAATACATCAAAACCCAAGATATCGAACATGCTTAACCACTACTACTACGGAGTTAAATCATGTCCACAAATCAATTATCACTCGAAAAACAGCGCCAGTCACGCAATATGCAATCAGACATCTTGCACGCAGTTGCAGAGACTAGGCAGGTAAATGTCGCTAAATGCCTTGGCGTAGAGTCAAGTACAGTCGGTCGCTGGCTAGATGCAAAAAACCCAGAAAGCCAAGTTGTGCGCTTTTGCGACATGCTCGCACTTTGCGGCCTAAAGATCGTGCCAGCTAATGCGAAATGCTATGACGCGGCAAAAATCGAAATACTGTTTCGTATATCAAAGGACCATTTTCAGCGTTTAGATGCAGTTGATGACTTCTTTCAAAACGACGCTGGCATGACTGACAGCACTGACGCTCGTTACAGTCGTGCTTGTGCGCTATCAAACGTAAACACCTATCCAAGCCGCTTATCTACAAAGCTTGCCAGCCTTTATGCCGCAATCAAGCGCTCAATAACTGCTAAGAATGATGTTATTAGACCGCCAACATTGGTCGCAAGACAAGCGGCACGCGACGAGATAGAAGAAGAGCGTCAAGCACTCACTGCCGACGAACAGAAGTTTTGGAACCTGTTTTATATCTTTATTCACGCTGTATTGGTACTGGTCGTACTGTCAGCAATTTATAGATTTTGGGGTGAATCATGATCGAAGAAATGCACTTTGCCAATGTTAGCACGCGTGCAAAGCTCATCAAAAAAGAGTGGGCGGCAGCGGTTGCGGAATACTTAGAAGAAGTTGGCGCAACCGACCTCGATGACCCAAACGCACCAAAACGCAAAACACCGCGCACCGACGCACAGCTACGCGAGCTTGAAGGTATTGAGCGTAAAAAAGCCGACGAGCGAGCACAAGCAGAGTACAAAGCGGCAATGGAGCGCTTGAACAACGGCACCGCGGTACTGCGTCAGCCCAAAGAGCGCACGCCGGTAGTGGTCACTAAACCAAAAGGCAAGGAGCTGGCCAAAAAGCCGACCAAGCCGCGCAAAGCGAGAGCTAAAAAGCCAACCAAGGTGGTTTTGACAAAAAACTATCATCAGCTGCGCGAAGCGGCGGTAAATAACCGCATTAAATCCATGCTCAAGATGCTAAACGCTGGCGGGAAAATTGAAATGTTAGTTTCGACAGACCGCAAAAACCATGCGCTTTACTGTTTACAGCGTAAAGACATCGTGCGCCTCAGAGAGCGTGCCAGCGAAGACCTTATCCGCGTTAAAAACATTACTAGCGGGAAAAGCTACTTCGTACTTGATCGTTACCCGCGTTACAGCGCTGATACACCGATCAACATACTAGAGCCAAAAGCATTATTGCGAGCGCTTACGAGCGGCAAGCTGGTGCGCGTTGATAGCATCAAGCAAAACCTTTCGCATGTCTATAAGCACATTACCGAACTGGTCAAGTCTTACGGCTTTAATATCCATTCAATACATGCAGACAACAAGCAAGTGATTGGCTGGATTTTACTAGAGGATGAATCAAAAGAAGCTGCTTATAAAGAGTTTGAAGCTATCGCGGCAGGGATCGGCGCAACCGTCAAGCAGGTAATCGCTGCGGGCAACGGGCAATAAAAAACGCTCATCAATGCGACTTGATGAGCGTTCAACTAACTAAACACGTACTGGATACGCAAGAGGATTATGACATGAGTTATCAAGATATACAACAAGAAGCGCAATCAGGATTCATTTTTCAACAAGGCGAGCTTAGAGAGCCTATAGGCGAACCACAGCACTACGAATGTCAGATTTGTAGCAATGAGGCAAGCGGCAACTTCTACGGTACTGGTTTTATGCTATGCGTCTTGTGTGCTGACTATGTGGCCAATGTTTACACGCATTTGCGTACTGGAAAATATGCCACATGGGATATAGAAGATGAATCGACCGCAGCAAGAAAGGCAAAAAGAAAGGATGTGATTACTCAGTCCTTAAGAACACAAGTTTTTGAACGCGATCAGTACCGCTGCATTAATTGCGATTCCCATAAAAAACTATGTGCCGATCACATTTACCCTGAGTCAAAAGGTGGTGCTACCACACTAGAGAACCTACAAACCCTATGCCAGTCGTGCAATAACTCAAAAGGCACTAAGACGATGGAAGAATGGTTAGGGGGTGCAAAGTGAAATACTCAACTGACATAGTAGAGCAGCTAATGGAGCAATACTTGAGAGTACCCGTAAACCTTCTAAAGATGCAGAAGGTTATTAAAAACCCTAGTGCGTATCTTTGCTTGCAATTTATATGGGCAAAAACGAGCTGGAAGAATAACTCTGACACGATTTCTTATTCTCAGTTTAAAGATGATGATCGTTACGGTACTGGCTTAAGCATTAAAACTATCCAGCGCTCAATCGAAAAATTAGAAGAACTAAAGCTAATTATTGTTAAACCTAGTTTTAACAATATGCACCAATTCTCTATAAATATAGCTGAAATAAATCGTTTGGCTGATGACCAAGCCCAGTCAAAAAGCACACAAGCCAAGTCAAATAGACCTGACTTGGAAGATACAAGCCCAGTCAATTTGTCTATAAGCCAAGTCAATTTGACCTACAAGCATGGTCATTCTGTCTATAAGCCTAGTCAAATTGACCTACACATAACTACTTCTACATTACTACCTTTTAATACTTATACATTAACTACTAGAAAATTATTTAACACAGATAATTCTACGGTTAAAAAACTATCACCAGCAAAACAAGAGCGAGAGATTTTAGTTAAATCGCTTTTTGAAAAATGGCTTGAGTTGTCTGGCCAAAGAATCAAGCCATCCAAAAAACGCCTTAGCCACATCAACGCACGATTGGATGACGACTTCACGGAACAGCAAATCATAGATGCCATGACCTACGTTGCTACCGATAGCTGGCATGTAGCCAACGGTCAAAATCTAATTGAGATTGCTGTTCGGTCAACTGAGCAGTTAGAAAAGAAATTAATCAAGGTGGCTTCACTCGCTAATCAACCACCAGTCAACCACCAGTCAAGCAAGCCACAGCGCTCAACGCCTGATCCTCTTGCAGTCAACGCAAAGTACGACGTACCAAGCGAAATGACCGACGAGCAGAAACGCGCATGGTTCGCAGGTGGCGCAGACAGCAATATGCCAAGCGATATCGCACCAGACAACAGCCACGACTACTACTACGGGTAAATCATCATGAACACAGCATACGAAAACGCATCACTCAGAAACCCTAAGCCCGAATTGCTTGAGCCTACACACACGGCAGGTCGTGGTAACGCGCTAGATAACATCATGAGCCGCATGCCAGCGTTTAATACCGTCCCAGTTACCACAGACTGCCCAAAACATGGCAAGCAGCGCTGGCAGGTCACAGAAGCAGTTGCTAACGCTGGTAACGTGCAGTGCCAAAAGTGCCAATGGGAGCATGACGCGCAGCAAGCCAAGCTACAAGAGCTAAAGGGCGACATGCTTGCCAGCCTAGATATACCAAGCGAGCACATCAACGCTGATTTTAGTCAATGGACGGTAGGCGGTGATGATCAGACTCGCGCACGCATTGCCAAGATCATCAATTTTGCCAAAGGTTACGCAGCAAACTACCGCAAAGGCCATGCCAACATCTTACTCACAGGCAACACAGGCACAGGCAAGACCAAGCTTGCGTGTTTGATTATCAACGAAATCGTGCGTCAGCGCTACTACGCACAGATGACCGTGGCATTTAAGCGCTCAGGTCAGATTCAGCACGAGATAAAAGCCACTTGGGATAAGACCAGCAGTGACAGCGCAGCGAGCTACATTGAGCGTCTGAGCCGTTCTACCGCTTTGATAATTGATGAAGTAGGTGAAGGTGATACGTCAGCAGTGGATAAATGGGCTGATAAAGACCGCGAGCAGTTATCAGCAATCATCGATAGACGATACCAGCTACGCTTGCCAACGATTATCACTACCAACATGACTGATAAAGAATTTTATGACCATATTGGTGATAGAGCGTCAGACCGCTTGAGACAGAACATCGTGCAGATACCCTGCGTGTGGCCCAGCTATCGCGTGTTGACTGGTCGAGTGAGGACGTTATGAGCATCAAGCCTTTAATGCGGTACCACGGCGCGAAATGGCGTTTAGCCCCTTGGATTATCAGCCACTTCCCGCAGCACCATTGTTATGTAGAGCCTTTTGGCGGTAGTGCTGCGGTGCTTATTAGTAAAGAGCCGTCAAGTCGTGAGGTTTATAACGACAAGAATTTTGAGATTGTAAATCTGTTTAACGTCATTCGTGATGACGAAATGCGAACGCAGCTGCTGCGCTTACTTGTTATGACGCCTTATTCACGCACTGAGTTTGAATTTGCAAAAGAAGTTGGTCAATACGATACGCCAGTGATGATCGCGCTTAAATTACTGGTACGTGCTCAAATGGGCTTTGGTAGTGCTGGTGCAACTCGCGGCAATACTGGTTTTAGATTAGACACAGCTCGAGGCGGCACCTCGTTACAGTCGCTTTGGTCAGACTTACCAGCAAACGTACTTAATGTGACCGAGCGCTTACGTAATGTCGTTATCGAAAATACCGACGCTTACAACGTGATTAAGCAACATGACCGCAGCAACACGCTGTTTTATCTTGATCCTCCTTATACGCTAGACACGCGCACAAACAAGGACAGTTACGGAAAGTTTGAAATGCGCGAGTTTGAACATACTCGTTTACTCGAGCTGACTCTAAAATCAAAGGGTATGTTTGTGATTAGTGGTTACGACAATGAGTTATACAACGACACGCTGGCTGGCTGGACTAAATCATCAAGACAGACAGCTATCAGTAGTCGCAATGGTAGCGGTAAGCGCACTGAAGTGCTTTGGATATCGCCTAATTGTGAGCAGCAACAGACAGACCTTTTTGGTTTCGAGGAGATAAGTGCGTGAATTGGAATGATTTAACGGATTTGATTGAGCGTAACGGCGAAACGCAGTTGACGCAAAAGGTTTTTAAGGACGAGCCAGCCAAAATAAAAAGCGCGGTCATGGACTCGCAAGGCAGAGTGTTTTTATTTGAGTGTAATAAGAGTCACTTAACGCCCAATCATCGGTCGTGGGTATCTGATATCGAGACGGGCTTTTACTTCTACGGCGGTGGTTTTGATACTACCGATTGGCAGAACAGCGCGATAGATAGGGAGGTGAGCGCGTGAGTAAGTTTATAGCTAGGCAATCATTAATTTTAAATGATTACGAAAGTCATCGCTCGCTATCGTTTCAGTTTTACGAACGCGGCGTGATTATTAAGAGCAAGCAAGACGAAGTAAATAACAAGGAAAGTGGTGGTAGTCCAAATCATTTCTCATGCTTGATAGCTTCACACCTAAACAACGAGGAAGCTATCAAGCTGCGTGACCGTCTTTTAGCTCGCTATCCCCTTGAGTCTGACAAATGAAAAAATCCCCATCTGACTACACGCCAGGCGAGCGCAAATTTGCTGATCTAGTAGCAGCGCTCAAGGCTGGCAAGCCAAACGCCTACACGTACCGCGTAAATAGCGCGGTTACTAAGGATGGTGATTTTGTAATAGGTCTGACGTACCACAGCGGGCGTCAGATTTACTCAGCAACCGCGATTGAGATAGACGGCGTGAGAGACAACGGCAAATTGTGTGAATGGGATGCAGAGGGTGGGGCGCTAGAATGCGATTTAAGCGCACTTAACATTGATTCGGTACATACGTCGGTCAGGACGATTTAAAACAAGCGTAGGGGTGAAATTGAATGATTTTGATAGGGATAGACACAGGGGTGAGCACTGGTTTTGCGTGGAGTATTAACAGTAAGTTGCAAAGCGTCGATACCGAGTCGATTTTGAGCGCTCAAGATAGAGTGTTAAACATCATTAATTCTACTGATAGCGCTGGCATGGACGTTATTGTCTGTATCGAGGACGTGAGACTGCGTAAGTGGGTGCCAAAAGGCGTGGGCAAGGAGCGCATGCAGGGTGTTGGTTCGGTTAAGCGTGATTGCTCAATATGGCAAGAGTTTTGTGAGCGACACGGCATACGGCATATCTTTGTCGCACCAAAAGCAATACAGACTAAGCTTAGCGAAAAAGATTTTCACATGATTACTAAGTGGCCATACAAGACGTCTGAGCACGCACGAGATGCAGCGATGATGATCGATAAAGTCTATCGGCTATTAAAGCGCAAGCATATCAACATGCCAGCCAAGTTTGAGCCAAAAATTAAGAAACCGCGCAAGCCAGCGCTATACAAAGTTAAAAAGGAGAAGCTGTTGTGATTAATCTAATTGTTTTGGCGTCTCTTTTGTTTGCAGTGGTTTTGATGGTATTGGCCATCGTGTTTTTAGCGGTCGTGTGGTCGGCAAACGGTGGTGATCACTAGCAGAGAATAAAAAAAACCGCCCAGAGCTGGCAGGCAAGGGCGGTTTGGCTGGCAAGTAACACGGCAATGTTATTCGCAAAATCATTATACATTATTTTGGGGATAGCTGATGAGTGATACGATTGATAAAACAGTTGATTTGCTAGAGGTGCAAGGCTGGCTGACTGGGTGGGGAGACTTTTGTAATCGTGAGACAGTAGGTGGTCATCTGGGCTATCAATCGCCGTGTGCGATCATCATGCGCGATAACGTAGAGCAGCAGAGCGCAAGCGTTCGCCCGGTGTTGTGGAATATGGACGATCAGGCGTATTACACACTGATAGACCGCGAATTGGCTGGCATGAGACAGTCAGGTGACAAAGAACTTATGATGTGGGCCAGTCTGATACGACGCTATTACTTGTACGGCATGTCTTATACTCGCTTGAGCAAGTCGGTCGTGAGTGAGTATGAGCATGGCGAGGGCACGACTAAGCGCAGTCATGTGCGAAAGGTGCAGGAGCATTTAGCTAATGCTGAGAAGCATATTTATGAGGCGATATTGGAGTTGAGCTGATGGGTAGGCAAAGACCAGTAGTGAGAAAGCCGTTTATGATCATTGGTGGTCAGAATGATAGTCGAGACGGTGAAATAATCTATCAGGATTGCTTCTATGGTGAGCTAAGACCGATGACGCGCAGTGTGTTCTTGCCTGATCCTGTCACTGAGCTTGATAAAGTGATGGACCTAGGTTTTTTATTGAGGTACGGCACGCCAGAAATAGAACAAAGAGAGTCGGTATATTATGAGTATGAAGCTGATTGTGTTGCTCGATATGGTCCGGGCGTCTCAAAGTATTGGTTTTATCGCTTAGTTGGTGACTTGACTTACAAAGAGCGCTATACGGCAGACCATATATGGCAGCGATTGCATGAATTTTATAAAAGTCTTGATGATTAAGCCTGCTTAGCCCACACGCCAGCCAGCAATTCAACCCCATGCAAACAAACTTCAAGTGTTTTATTGTTAATTTTCATCACAGCGTTAAAAAAACCTTGATTATTGGCACGACTTGAGGTAAGTTTGTGATATCGTGAACGGGTAGGTCGATGGATAAGAGGTTGTGTGTAGCAACCTGCCAGACTTACCGCACTAAACATATTCTAAAAAGCTCATACCTTAATTGGTGTGGGCTTTTTTTGTGGGTGATTTTATGGCTATTGAACAAGTGTCGTTGACTGTTAGTGATAGCTGGACAAAGTTATCAGTCGGTGATTGTGTGATCCAGACGCCTAGCAATCAACAAAAGAGTATTGAGTTTGCTATTAGCGACACTCAGCCGGGCGCTGGCGTGAAAGCTTTTGCTGCTAATTTTGGCGAGCCGACAACCATTGGCGCGTTGGGCAGTAGTGTCTGGGTGCGTAGAAAGGCTGTGAAGCAGACGCCGGGTATTACAGTGAGCGCTTCTAATGCTGATATCGTCGTTGCTAGAGCACCGTTTTAATGAATCGCGTCGGTTTTGGACAAAGCAGCTTTGCGCTTAAAGCTCTTGGCTTTACAAGTAAAGTAAACCCCGATGACGCAATACTCGCCCTGTTTACAGGCGGTAAACAGGGCGTATGGTACGACCCATCAGACAAGTCAACACTGTTTCAAGACGTAGCAGGGACGGTGCCAGTCACGGCTGACGGTGACCCTGTGGCATTGATGTTAGATAAATCAGGCAATAACAACCACGCAACGCAGACTGTGAGTACGTCAAGACCTGTTTATATGACAGATGGTGAGCTTCACTGGTTAGAGTTTGATGGGGTTGATGACAGTCTATCAATACCAGATTATGATATTCCTGATAAAGATAATTATATACTTGCGTTGACTATACGAAGTGTAAGCAGCTCTATTGGAGCACATGAAAGGATTTATTACTATAACAACTCAAATGTAGGTAACATACAAGTAAACATCAACAACTCCCATAAGTTAAGCTTCACCCATGGTGATAGTATCTACGTACCTAACGCCTCGACAAGGGACGCGGTCAAAGATAAAGATTTAGTAGTGGTAACTACCGCAACAAAATTATTTGTTAATGGTGAACAGGCGGTAGCTCCGGACATGGGTGCACCAACACCAGTAGGCGAGGGACACTTTTTAGCAACTAGGGCGGATAAAGAGGTTTACTATAAAGGACGTATCTACTCGTTAATTGCATCAACACCTAATACTGTAGATGACAGAACTACGGTTGATATAACGAATTACTTAATGATTAATGCAGGAATAGTAACATGAGTGACTACAAGCACAGAATGAGCCTAGCCGTACCGCAAGCACTCATGCCACAAGCCAATCAATTAGCGTTAATCGTAGGTGTGTCTGAGCACGATGATAAAACGTTTACATCTGCTAACTGGCAGGACAAAGACGGAAATCTGTACGCTGTCTGCTCAACAGTAATTAAGCCTGTTGTGTTGTCACTTGCTGATGTATCACTTGCAGATAGCCCTCTACAAACTAAAGGTGCTGATTTGTCTTTAGCACAGCAAGCACTAGATAAAGTTGTGAGGTACAAACAGGGCGATAAGGTAAGTTCAGATACGATTATGTGTGCTATTGATTTTGAGCCGTTGCAAGTGTTTAGCGATATGGGGTTAATGACGACCAACAACGAGCTAGTCGAAATATAAACAACAAACAACCATGTTTTTAGGTGGTTTTTTACGGGTGATTTTTATGGCTATTCAGCAAGTTGATTTAAAAGTACCTAACGGCGATACGCCGCGCTCAGCCTTCACAAAGGTTAATGCTAACTTTAGCGACCGAAGCCATGCGGCGAGTCGGTTAGTTGGTATAGACAGCATTGGAAGTTTGCCGCCTGTTGAAATGTTTTCAGAAGCTTTTTATTCACCTTTGAGCGTTACAGGTGTCATGATTGACTCGGAGTACGACGCAAACAATTTTGGCTACGGTCGGCATTACACAAGCGGCAGCACGATAAATGGTGTCGGCTGGGGGTTTATAACAACAGAAGAAACAGCAGGTAACGGAAGGTATCAGACGTATAGGGGTTCTATAAAGTTAGAATTGAAAGTCCGACTCAGACCAAACAATTCAGATGTCTGGACTCCGTGGGCAACAATTTACCACAGTGAAAACACAACAAAAGAAGCAGCTACAGGCTACCTAGTCGCATCAAGCCCTGTTTTAAAAGTGCAACATGATAACTTTGAGAAAGTACATGAAGCCGAGCAATTAGACATTGACGTGCAGCGCGTAGCGACAGGTGTTTATGAAATCACAGGAACGACAGGACTGCGTGATAATGACGGTTGGTATCTCAAGCCACCAAAAGACATTAACGGAAACGTGCTGTGCATCTGTGAAGCGACACAAGACGGCGATGTTATCACGCTCAAGACTTACAAGAAAAAGTTTGATTTTGAAACCGTGTCTATTGTCGCAGATTATGAGCAACCCACAGATATTCCCGAGGGTGCTGAGGTAATGCTACGTTTTAATGATTTGCCGATTGATGACGCGCCAGCCCTATAACCTTACAACCAACCCTTTTGACTCATAAGTATCTGTTTGCTGTGAGTCTTTTTTACATGCGAGGTAAGCTAGAGAGGTATAAGCATGGCAGATAATATTTGCGGTGCTAAGACTCGCTCAGGCAAATCTTGCCAAAACAAGCCGATTGCTGGCAAGAAGCGCTGCCGTTTACATGGTGGATTATCGCCAGGCGCGCCCAAAGGTAACAAAAATCGTCAGACTCACGGTATTTATAGCCGTATCTTTGATGACGCGCAGATAGATGATGCGATTGCGATGCAGGGCAATGTGAGTCGTGAGCTGGCAATCGCTCGCATACAGCTTGCTAATTTGCTTGCTTATCGTAAGACGCAAGAGGACACGCCAGCGCTTGCAGAGATCAAAGACGAAACGCTGGCTGACGAAGAAGATGAAGAGACGGTCAAAAAGGCGCGGGCAAGAGACGCTGCGCGCTGCGGTGAGTATTATGATCCGAACGAAGATGACTACGGCGGGCAAGAGTCAGAGCCGTTAAAGCGTACCCGCGTTTATAAGACACGCGATTGGGCGAGCGAAGAAGCAAGGCTGATTAATCTAATCGCTAAACTTGAGTATCAGATACCTAAGCAAGCAGCGGTCATGTTGGAGCTTGAAACACGGAAGAAGGAGCTTGAGAGAAATCCGGTAGGCGGCGCTAAGACGAAAGACTTAGAGAGCATGACAGACGAGGAGTTAGATGAGTATGCTCTTGGATTGCTCAGCGGAAAGCCTTAAAGCCTTACTGCCAGGTCTTAATGCTGCTAATAAACGGGCGCTTATCGCGGTCATCAAAGAGCGTGAGAAGCGTAAGAACTACAAGCTGTATAGCTTCTTCCCTAACGATGGGCCATTTGCCCGTCATGGCTATACCAAGCACCTATCGTTCTTTAAAGACGGTGCGTTTTACGGTTCACGGCTATTTATGGCGGGCAACCGCGTCGGCAAAACGATTGCTGGCACGTATGAGGACACCTTGCACGCCACCGGTCTTTATCCGGACTGGTGGAAGGGTAAGCGCTTTGATCATCCAACCAAAGGCTGGATTGCTGGCAAGACCAACGAGACAACGCGCGATATTTTGCAGGTTGAGTTGTTTGGTAATGTTATCTACAAAGACGGCGGAAAGAAAAAGACTATAGACGGCACAGGCATTATTCCAATCCACCTGATTGATGAAAAGTCTATCAGGTGGAAGTCTGGCGTCGCTGACTTGATTGATACGGTCAAGGTCAAACATGCCAGCGGCGGGTGGTCGTACATTGGCCTAAAGTCGTATCAACAAGGCCGAGGAAGCTTTGAAGGTACGGCAATGCACTACATCCATTTGGATGAGGAGCCGCCCGAAGAAGTTTATACCGAGTGTCTGACACGTACAGCGACAACACGCGGTCTGATTTACATCACGTTTACGCCACTGATGGGCGTGACACCGATGGTCAAGAACTTCATCGAGAAAGCCGATGAGGGTATTAACAGCGTTACTCGTGCGACGTGGGACGATGCGCCTCACTTAACCGAAGACGATAAGGCTAATTACCTAGCACTATTCCCCAAGCACGAGCATAAAGCCCGTATGCAGGGTATTCCATACGCAGGTAGCGGTCTTATCTACCCAATCGATGAAGATGAAATTATCATCGAGGCGTTTGACGTGCCAGCCCACTGGCCGCGCATTAAAGGCTTGGACTTTGGTTGGGACCACCCAACATCATGTGTCGAGCTGGCATGGGACAGAGATAATGACATTATCTACGTCATTAACGAATACTCAGCAAGAGAGCGTACACCGCAAGAGCACGCGCCGCATATCAATGATAGCGGGTCGTGGCAGCCGGTCGCATGGCCTCACGATGGCTATCAGCACGACAAGGGTAGTGGTAAGACGTTAGCAGAGCAGTACGAGGCTCATGGCGTTAATATGCTTGATGAGCGTGCGACGCATGAGGACGGCAGTAATGGCGTTGAGGCTGGACTCATGGAGATATTGACGCGCATGGAGCAAGGCCGCTTTATGGTCTTTGATCACTGTACCGAGTGGCAGGACGAGAGACGCACGTATCACCGCGACAAGGGCAAGATTGTTAAGCTGTACGATGACTTGATGGACGCCACGCGCTATGCGGTGATGATGCTTAGATATGCTCAGGTTAAGCCTAGAGCTGCTGGCAAGAAGGCCAATAATAATAGAACGGTTATATAACCAAACACCAAAAGCCACCTCATCGAAGGTGGCTTTTTTGTGGGAAAAATAAGCATGACGCATTACCAGATACCCAATAGCGTACTGTTTGGCAGAGCGAAGGCTGGCAAGCACAGCGGAGTGAGTAAAGAGCTGCAAGCCTACAGCTTAGAGACGCTACAGAAGCGTGCGAACAATGGTAATGCGGAAGCTAAGCGGCTCATTAAGCAATTAAAGGACAAGCAATGTCACTAACAATACGATACGGCGTGCCAGCCCCAGCGGTTGTCCGCAAAGGCTATGGCTTGCAAGCGTTTGTCTCAAACGTGTTTTTTGAAGCCGACGAAGGTGCAACCGCTAACGATGCTGCATTGATACTGTGCCGTCGTGCGTTTGGCCTTGGTAAGTCTTATATTGCTGTGCGCCGCAATCAAGCGTACCAGTTGCGCGACAAAGACGGTGCATTCTTGGCAGACACCGCCGAGGACTGCGCTCAATACTTATGGAATGGTCACGCAACAGACCGTGAAAAGCATGTAATCATGGATTGCTTGCTTGAAAACATTGATCAGTTAGTCATGCACAAGCCCGAAGGCGAGGACTTAAACCGCAAGGCGCTTGATAAATATTTTGAGGGTGAAGAGACGTTTACCCACGGATTAATGGATATTGCCAACTCATGAGTAATCAAGCGACACACGGCCTTGCCGATGACTTTAAGCTAACAAAAGACGGTAAGTTTCTTGTGTGGGCGCATGATATGTATGAGTACGAGCGCGAAGCACAAGCAGAAGGCCGAGCACTGCGGGCACGCGATGAGCGCTTTTATGATGGTCATCAATTCAGCGACGAAGAAAAGCAGGTTTATGCAGAGCGCAATCAAAAGCCGCGCACGTACAACGAGATCAAGCCAGCCGTCGATTGGATTATTGGTAGTGAGCGCCGCGCACGTAGCGACTGGAATGTGCTACCGCGTACCGCTGATGATGTCGAGCCAGCCCAATTAAAGACCAAGCTTATTAAGTACATTGACGATATCAACAAAGCCAAGTGGCAGCGCAGCACAGCGTTTGAGGATTGCGTCAAGACTGGTGAAGGCTGGACCCGTATCAGCGTAGAGCCAAACGAAGATGGTGAGCTGATGATTCAGCTTAACTATGAGAACTGGCAAAACGTACTGGTCGATGGTCAATCGGTCAAAGCGGATATGTCTGACAGCCGCTATATGTGGGTATCTAAGATTGTTGATTTAGAAACCTTGCAGGCGTGGTTCCCCGATAAAGAAAGCGAGCTTGAGCTGGACGCTGGCGAGTATCAAGAGCTTGAGGATGACTTGAAGTCTGACCAAACAGGCGATGACGGCAACGACTTGTATAACAATGGCTATCGTGCGCGTGGCTGCGGTGATGCTGCTATTAATGTGGTGCGCTCAGGCTCAATGAGCATCACGGGCGGCTACTACTCATCAACCCGTCGTGCAGTGCGCGTGTGGGAAATGTGGTACCGCAAAACAGAGCGAGTCACGCTACTGGCTAACGCAGGTGGCCTAACAGGTCAGATATTCGACAGCAACAAGCAAGAACATCAAGCAGCATTGCAGTCTGGCGCTAAAAAACGCGAGACAGTACGCGAGCAGATGTATATGGCTATCTACACTGCGACGACTGTACTGTTTCATGGCAAGTCAATCTACAAGCATAACCGCTATCCGTTTGTCCGTCGCTTGGCCTTTATTGACAAGACAACCAAGTCGCCTTATGGCGTGGTACGTCAGATTGTCGATCCGCAGTCGGATTTGAACCAGCGTCGTAACTATGCGCTATATCTCATGGCCACACGTCAAGTGATTGCCGAGGAAGATGCGGTAGATGATAAAGATGAAGCCATCAAAGAGGTTGCTAAGGTCAATGGTTATATCGAAGTTAAGAAAGGCAGACGCTTTGAGATACGCGACAATCAATCGCTGGCAGGTCCTCATGTGCAGTTTGCTGAAATGGACAGCGCTTACTTAAAACAGATCAGCGGTGTAACCAGTGAAAACCGTGGTATGAACCAAAATGCCATGTCTGGTATTGCTATCCAGTCATTGCAAGAACAGGGCACTGTCATCACCACACCTATCATCGACAATCACCAACTGGCCCATCAAATTGAGGGCGAGATTGTATTGTCATTATGCGAGCAGTACATCAACCGTGAGATGCAGTTTAGGGTTACAAGCGATATTAAAAACCCCAGCAAGAAAGACTTTGTGGTGCTTAATGAGTCACCAGAGACGGACATCACTGCAACACAGGCAGACTTTGTTATATCAGAGCGTGATTATCGTCAGACGATGCGTCAAGCACTGTCTGAGCAGCTAATCAACGTCTCAGCACAGATTACGCAAGCCACAGGCAACCCAATGTTAGCGATTGCCTTTATCGAAATGGCAGTTGATTTACAAGATTTGCCCAACAAAGAGCGCTTACTCAGCAAAATTCGCGAAGCCACAGGACTACCACCCCTTGATGAAAACGACGAGCAGAAACAAGCGCGTGAAGAAGCACAAGCGCAAGAGCAAGCGAAACAACAAGCCATGCAAGAGCAAGCGCTTGAGTTGGAGATTGCGAAGAAACAATCGGCAATCAACCTCGACAACTCACGGGCTAATCAGTACAACCGCGAAGGCGAGCGCGAGAAAGCCAATGCGCGCCGCGCTCAAGCTGAAGCAATGGTCAAGTACCTTGAAGCGGCTGGCGTGGTCGTACAAAACGCTGAGCTTAGCAGTATTGCTGATGATCTTATTAACAATATGGACAACATCATGAATGGTACGCAACCGGCCAGCTCGCAACAGCCGGTACAGGGCCAGCCAATAGAGCAAGCGCCAGTGCCGATGCAGGTTAACATGCCAGCACAGCAAGAGCAGACGCAGCCCACACAAGAACAGCTAGTCATGCCAGAGGGTGAGGCACCCGCTGGCGAGAACGGACAAGAACCAATGTCACCAGAAGAAGCCGCCATGATGGAGCAAGCATTAATGCAGCAACAATCAACCGAACAACCCAATCCATAAGGATAATTGATATGACAGTAGATACACACGATGACGACTTTGACATCGACACCACAGAGCTAGACAACCTGCCAGCCGATGAAGTAGATGCTGACGATGACCTTGATGAAGATTTTGGCCTAAGCTACGACGGTTTAACCCAAGCTGAAATCGATGCTATCAATGCTGACACTGATGAAGGTGGCAACAGTGATGAAGATGAAGATACCGAAGCTGATGCTACTGACGATAGCGATGCTGGCGATAACGATACAGCCAACGACGCTGAGACTGACGGCACTGATGACGCTGATACTACTAATCAAGACGATTATCAACAAGAAGCCGCGACGATAGCAGAAAAGCGCGCCGCTATTGATGCAGAGTTTGACGCTAAACTTGCTGAGCTTGAAGCGCTAGGTAAGCAGTACGATGATGGTGATATCTTAGATGGGGCGTACAATACCGCTAAGGTTCGTATTGAGCGCGACTTAAAGCGTATTGAGGCGCGAGAGGCGGAGCTTGTCACAAAAGAAGATGAGATTGCTGAGCGCGAAACCAGTAAGCAAGAGCAGTTTCAAAACGACTTTGCTGTCGCAGTAAACGACTTTATGGCGCGTCCTGAGAACAAACCTTTTGTCGAAGGCAGCCCTGAGTTTGCCGCGCTTGACCAACAGCTAGGCGTCATTGCACAAAGTATGCCGCCTGGCACGCCGTTTGATGTATTGCTAAACAAAGCTCGCGCCGCTGTATCGTCTTATATGGACCTGCCTGATGCTGGCAAGAAAGAGGATAAGCCTGCTGACAAGTCGGTCAAACCAGACCCAGAGACGATGCCTAGTATCTCGAACATGCCAGCGGTCGTTGCTAACAGCAACGATAACGGCAAGTTTGCCCACCTAGACAAGCTTGATGGGCCAGCGCTAGAGCGTGCAATCGCTGATATGAGCGAAGCGCAGCAAAACGAATACCTGCTAAATCAATAGGTTAAAATATATTTATGAATAAGATACGCTATCGAGACTGTAGCATAGGCGATGTTATCGAGGTGACTGGCCCTTGTACGATTGTGGTGGAAAAAAAGAGCGGGCGTTCACCAAGACTAAAAGTGATAACCGATCAAGATAGCGACGTGAGTTTTTTAACGGGTGAACAAGCGCATACGTGCTGTGATACCAAAAATAGTCTGACTAAAGGAGACTAATATCATGGCACAGACTAAAATCAACGACAGCCAAGCTGTCAAAAAATGGGCAGGTGCGTTATTCGGTGCCGCTTTCGTAAAGTCTTTTTACGGTAGCAAGCTGATGGCCTCTACCAAACTGGTGGGCAAAGCCGGTCAAATGGCAAACGCGCCCATTGGTGTTATCAATGACTTAGAAAGCGGCGCAGGTGACAACGTATCATTCGATATGTTTGTTCAACTCAAAGGTCGTGGTACTTATGGTGATGACGTTCTTGAGGGTAACGAGGAAGATTTAACCGCGTTCACGGACGAAGTTAAAATCAACCAAGTTCGACATGGTGTGACGCCTGGTGGCAAGATGAACCAAAAGCGCACTATCAATGACTTACGCGCAATCGCCAAGGTCAAGCTTGAGCGCTGGCACGCGAACCACTTTGATGATGTCGTGATGACAACGCTGGGCGGTGGCCGTGGTCATGCGAAAGACTTGTATATCCCGCTGGGTGCAACGGCGCCTATCCGTGGCACCATGGATTACCAGAAGTACGATGAAGATAGTATTGTCTATGGCGGCTCTGCTACATCAAAGGCCAGTATGACGACTGCTGACACCATGTCTCTTGATCTTATTGATGAGCTGGTACTCAAGTCTAAGCGCGGCGGTAAAGCTGATGGTGAGTTTCGCATGGAGCCACTAGAAGAGTCGGCAGAAGAATACTACATGCTGACGCTATCGCCTGAGCAGATTCATGACTTGCGCAAAGATACTGGCACTGGTGGCTGGCTTGATATCCAAAAAGCGGCGGCTGCTGCTAACGGTTATCAAAACCATATCTTCAAAGGCTCGGCTGGCGAGTACAACAAAGTTCACATTAAAGAGGTGAATAGTGTTGTGACGTACAACGACTTTGGTGCTGGCAACAACGTGAAGGCGCATACAGGCGTATTCATGGGCCGTCAGGCTGCTGTGGTCGCCTTTGGTAGTGCAAGCGATAAGAATATGCGCGCCAACTGGGAAGAGAAAGAAAAAGACTATGGCAACCAGGTTGGTATCTCTGCTGGCATGGTGTACGGCACCAAGCTACCAGCGTTTGATGGTAAAGTTGTCAACTCAATGGCAGCTTATACCGCAGTGAGTAAGTCACGCGCTTAATCTGATACACAAGGTTGGATTTCAAATCCGAGCAAGTTGGTCATGCCAGCTTGCTTTTTTATTATCTATTTTTTCTGTTTAGTATCTCTATAAAGGACACAAGACTATGGCCAAGTTCCAGTCTGAGCGCTATTTGCATAACACGCAGATTCAAAGCTCAATGATTAGCGGTGTGACTAACACACCAACCATTACCCACAAATTCCTTGCCGAAACCACTGTGGCTGTCGGCGATTTTATCCTGATGTGCAAATTACCTGAGCGCTCAGCGATTCTGGGTATTGAAGTGGTGTGTAGTGCACTAGGTGCTGGTATCACTGCCGACGTGGGCGTCATGGATGCCGATGAAACCGATATCGCCGCCAAGTTTATTGCTGATGGCGACCTTGCCGCGCAGAAATGGATTAAGATTAATGACAATGTGATTGAAGGCCGACTAGCTAAAGTAGTAGATCGCCCAACAACTATTGCCATTAAGCTAAAAGGCGCAGGCACGATTCCGAAAGGCTCGTTCATTCACATCACACCGCATTACCGTCACGCCAGCAACGACGAGTAAGCAACTACTGGTAAGTCATTAAAACCCACAACGCAAGTCGCTGTGGGTTTTTCCATTTCATCTACTTATTAAAAGGAGCCATGTCATGGCTGACGACAAAAAGAATAGCGATACTCAAGAGAGTGTTGAGCAGCAATCAACGCCTATTCAATGCCTACTGCGTCGCAAGGGCGGCACCAAGGTCACATTTGGTCACAACCTTGTGAACCAAAAGACTTATCACTTCAAGCCGCTAGACAGTAGCGATGAAAATTCACCGCATGTCTGTAACGTGGACAATGAAGAGCACGCAGACCGACTACTATCAATCCGTGAGTCATATCGCTTGTATCGTGGCGATGCAAGTTATGTCGATAAGATTGAGGTCACTAAAGGCGCGGCTATTGATGAAGATGCGTTTACCAATCGCTTTGATGACATCTTGTCTATCGACTTTGACACCGCTGAAAACGACACGGTAAAAGATTGGGCCAAAGAAACGTTGGAGCTTACCCCGTCACACAGCGCCAAGATTCGCGAAAAAGCCGCCAGTCTCGACGTTGAAGAGAAGAAAGGCGACAACATGAATGAGCTGCTACGCAAAATCGGTAAAGCCATGCAAGAAGAAGAGCGCGCTGCTAACGATCAAGCCAGCAAAGGTAAGTAGTGTAATCACTGCTTGATACAAACCCATATTAGGATGATATCGCTATGTTTAGCAGTCAAGATTTATTAAATGGCGTGCGCATGACGCAGCTAAATGACCCAGAAGCAATCACTTGGTCGGACTCAGCGCTGATTATCGCGCTTAATCAAGCCTTGCTTATGCTCTCGCTTGTGCGTCCTGATGCAACCTCAAAGATTGCGACGCTAGAGCTTGAGGCGGGATCAAGACAGTATATTCCCGCTGATGGCGAGCGTCTGCTACGTGTGGTGCGCAATATCACCGATACGGGCGGTACGGGCCGCGCTGTGCGTTTGGTGCAGCAAGAGGATATGGATAGCATGTCACCGGATTGGCATAACACTAGCGGCACAATCGTCAAAGAGTATATGTTTGACGCAAGGTCGCCTAAGCACTTTTATATCTACCCCACAGTACCCGTAGGCAGCAAGGTAGAGATTGAGTACAGTAGTTACGCTGATAGCGTGACCGAGCTGAATGTTGGTGATGCGCTTCCTGTATCGGCTGTGTTTGCTCAGCCTATCCAAGAGCTTATGCTCTATAAGCTCTTGTCTGGTGATGCTTCAAACGGTGTGTCAGGCACAGATCATTTGCGTGTGGCTCTTGAATTGTTGGGCGTGAAAGACGTGCAAGATGAGCGCGTATCATCTGCCCGTCGCACGTCAATGTAATAGGTGATTTATGGTAGCTCTTGATGAGTTTGTAGATGGTGTAAGTGTTCATTTGGGCAACAACGACGCGAGCAATGTACCAAGACTCGCTGTCGTCTTTGCCGCAAGGCAAGCACTCAAAAGGTTTTGCGATGAAAGCTTTGCTTATGTTGTCAATGCCTTTGATCCGCTGGCAGGTACAAGTCAAGTGCTATCGCCCAACGACTTCCACCTAAGTATTACTGATAGGCGCTGCGAGATTGCCATACCTGATGATACGCACATTATCAAAGTGTGGCAGTTATCCGATGAATGCTGCGACGCGCAAGGGCTGTTAGATAGCATTCATAGCTATCCTAATATTATTAACCTGCCAGCCGATGATAGCAAGACGGATAACGTAGTAGTATCACTGTCTATCAACCAGACAACTGAAAACTGTCCTGATTTTATTTACCAGCGATACTATGACGGTCTGCTGTCAGGGACTATTGCCTACTTGCAACTTATGCCTAATAGAGAATGGTCAGAGCCAAACATGGCGCAAGTGCACATGGCGGCCTTTGATGAAACGATCCGTAAGGCTAAGTCTCATATTAGCAATGGGTTTTTGAAGGGCAGGCCTTCAACATCTATACCCGCTACTTTTGGGTGAACAAAAACAAGCCACCCAAGCGGTGGCTTTTCTGTATCTAATTTATACATCCGCATATGTGGCTGTCTTTGAAAAAAAGGAGCGACTATGCTCGGATTTAATAAAAGCTTGTGCATAAAAAAGCGAGCGCTATTGCTTTTTGCACTAGCTCTAACTGCCATGACAGACGTTATGGCTCGGATTAGTTCCAACAGCACAAGCATCACCGCCGAAACTGTTATCGTCGTTAACCGCTACGGTATGGGCGCGCCGTTCTTGGTGTCCTGGATTCCTATTTGGTTTTTTGCGCTGGCAGGCGGCATTGGCGCTAACTTCATCAAGATACCTGAGATTGATAAACACTTTAGGTTTCTAATGCTCGCTAAGCCGTTTCTTGGTGTGTTCGGCGGTATCTCGCTATGCGTGCTTATCTCAGACGGCAGCGATCCCCCGCAGGTTGCTATGACGGCCTACGCTTTCGTTGCGTCTTTGCTATCAGCTCCGTTGCTGCAAGCATTACTAGCCGCCACCTCAATACCTCGCAATCAAGCCAGCCTATTTAACGCTGTCAATCCATTTAAGTTTAAAGTTGTCGTAGCAGACAGCAAAGAGAAGGAGCGCCACAATGTCCACAATAACGACTAGCGTAGTATTGTGCGCCATTGGTGCGCTGTATGGGATGTTCGTGCTTATCAACCACTTAAAGGTAGCGCGCTGCGATGTATCGACAAGGGTTATCTATGCCTTCCCGATTATTTGCGGCACGCTGGCATGGGCGAGCGCGTCTTATACTTTTTATGTGACCGGTGCGGATAGCCGAATCGATATGCAGCGCATACTAATGATAGTGAGCTGGTGTATGTTGGCAAGACAATACCGGCAAAAATACAAACACTGTAGCGGCCGCAAGCGCAGATAAATGGTTTGAATATCGCCCCATTTTTGGGGCTTTTTTTTGGTCTGATTTTGAGGTGGGAATGAAAGAGTCAACTATCAAAAACCTACAAGCCACGATGAAGCTGCATGGTTTTTATGACGGCTTGGTAGATGGTAATTGGGGCAATCAGTCACATGCAGGTTTTTATGCTATGGCTGAGGCAGCTATACACTGTAAAGCGCATAGTGATGATAATGCGGTAAACAAGGAAGATAAGCCGGTCGAGCCAGCGGGTCAGTACAAGTTGTCAGATAAATCGCTGGCGCGACTTAATGGCCTGCATCCTGATTTGGTCAAAGTCGTTGAGCGTGCCATTGAAATCACAGACATTGATTTTAGCGTAGGCGAAGGTCTGCGCTCAATCACTCGGCAAAAAGAGCTTTACGCTCAAGGCGCTACAAAGACAATGAACAGCCGGCACCTAACCGGCCATGCTGTTGACTTGTTCGCGCTCGACGAGGCCGGCAAGGTTACTTGGGACTGGAAGTATTACCGCCCACTAGCTGATGCTGTGAAGCAAGCTGCCGTGGATGTGGGTGTGTCGCTTGAATGGGGTGGGGATTGGAAAAGTTTTAAGGACGGCCCCCACTACCAGCTACCTTGGGCAAAATACCCTGGATAAGTACAAATAAGGCAATCAGTATGCACATACGTATCAATGATTTTGCTGGCACGCTGCCGAAGTTACACCCAACGAAGCTACCAGATTATGCCGCTCAGTCGTGCCAAAACGTCATGGTTGAGCATGGCGTTTTAACCCCTAGTAATCAAGCTAGTAACAGTTATGCGTCTAACATTGTTGGTGCTGAAAACTTTGTTAGCGCCATGTTTTTTGACCATGACGGTAAAACCTATAAGAAGTTTAGTAATGAGCTTGCAAAGTTTGCCTTCTCACCAGTCCATGACGCTTACCGTCTTTATTGGACGACGGAGGATAAGAAAGCGCCACTGATGTTTAACGATTGGGATGTGGGCGGTGCAAGCGACGAGTACGAGCTTGTGACTGATAATTTTGACTACATTGCAGGCTTGCCAGCGCCCGAAGTTAAAGACACCGTTATAACAGGCATTACACCGCCAGTTGTTGAACAAGAACCCGTCGAAGGTGAAGAGCCTGCTGAGCCTATCACTTATGCGTCAATCACAGACGCTATCAAAGATATGTTCAAAAAGGCAATGGACGGTCAAAACTCGTCAGGCGTTGATAAGAAAGAGGGTGAGATTAGCGATGCAGTGGCAGAGATAATCGCTAACATGCCCGATGATGTGGAAGCGCGTGTCTATGCTTTGACGTATGTTAATCGCTTTGGTGACGAGTCAGCGCCAGGCGTGATTGAAGAGGTCTTATATCTAACCAAAGGCGATGAGCCTATTCTCACCATTCCTTATGCAGAAGGCACGCGCACCAAACTGACAAGAGACTATGGGATAAATGCCATTAGGCTTTATCGGTCAGTCACTAACTCTATTGGTGTCGCACAATTCTTATTTGTCAAAGAATATCTGCTGACCATGACAGGAGATAGTGTCACCCTTATCGATGATATGCCGTATGGGTCCACTCAGATAGGCGAGCCGTTGGTAACAATGAATTATGATCAGCCAAGAGTTGGCATGAAAGGATTGGGTGTTACCAACAGTGGGGTGGGTTACGGTTATGTCGATAAAACAATCTGTTTATCAGAACCATACACCTTGTACGCATGGCCACGGTTTTATGAACTAATTTCGCAGCATACCATTATGGGCTTGGGTCACTACGATAATACGATTGTGGTCGCCACTACAGGTAATCCAATACTGATTAGTGGTAGTGATCCTGAGTCGATGAGCGTTCTTAGTTTACCGCTATATGAAGGCTGTGTATCTCCGCGCAGCATGGTCAATCTCAATCATGGCTGTATGTACGCAAGCGAAAATGGCCTTGTTCTTGTCACTACCAACAGCGCAAAGCTACTCACAGAAAGCGTATTTTCTACGCGCGACTGGCAGGATATTAAACCGTCAAGTATTCACGCGACTGCTTATAAGAATGGTTACTTATTCTTTTGGGATAACGGTGGCGATAAAGGTAGCGGTTATATTGATCTTAATGACGGAAGCAAAGGTGTCTTGTGGTTCGATGAGTATGCGCTAAATACCTTTTTAGATGGCAACTTGGTGCAGATGATCAATAAAGACACCGCAGCAATGGGCGGCATTATTTCTAAGCACACCTCATTCAACCCGGAGTACGGTGAACCCTTTACTAGCAAAACCTTCAAATGGCGCTCAAAGACTTTTAATGTGGACACGCCTAGACGTATGCTTGCCGCGCAGGTGGTCGCTGACAACTATCCGGCAGATGCAATAACATTTAGGGTTTACGCTGATCAGGTTTTATTGCATGAATCTAAAGTTAAGAGCAACAAGCCATTTAGGGTTAAAAATCATAGCGTTAAGCGCGATTTTTCTATTGAGATTGAATCAAGTGTGGCTATTCGTGAAGTGGTGCTGGCTGAAACCATGCGCGATACTATTTTATAGGTGAAGCAATGAGTAGTAAAAAAATATCACTGCCAAGTGTTCCTAAAAATGCAGATCGTGACACGACGGTATTTCTACAGTCGCTTAAAAAGGCAGTAGAAAAAATGTCAGCCGATGAGTTGGTCGGTATCAACAAAGCGGTGCAAAGCTATGTACTGAGATCAAGTAAAAAGATTCGTGCAGACTTGGTTGGCGTGATTGGTGATGAGACGGGTGTGGGGCCTATACTTGATAAAATCAGAGGTCATATTACCGAGTCAGAGCTAAGTAAGGAGTTGGGCACACGTATTGAAAAGATAACCTCAAACGAAAACGCTATCAGTGAGGAGCGCTTGCAGCGCGTGGCTGACGTTCTTGCAGCTAATGAAGCAATAACCCAAGAGCGTCAAGATCGCGAGCAGTCGATTACAGATAGCTCGAATCTATTACAGCAAAACATTGAAGCTGAGGCGCTTGAGCGATTTAACGTGGATGAAGGTTTGCACCAAGACCTAGTGCAAGAGATACAAACGCGCTCAGATGAGACGGGTCAGTTGATTAGCGACTTTAATGGAATCTATGCACAAGTCAATCCTGATATGGCGGGCGATACCGACAAATGGGCGGGCGATGATAGTTACTTTGCAGGAGTTTGGAGCGAGCGCAGCGCCATCATTGAAAAAGACATGGCGATGTCTAAGCGAACCGATGGCTTGTTGTCTAGTATCAATGACAATAAGGCATCAATAACACAGGTAAATAAAACGCTTGTTACTAAAAACGAGGTAGTGGCCTCGCAGATTAATCGCTTAGCCGCGCAGATGGTCGGCGGTTATGATGGAGACGACTTGTCGCAAGTAACATCGGGGCTTATTCATCAAGAACGCACCGCACGAGCCACGGCGGTTGAGGGGCTGGCTGAGCAGGTGAGCCTTCTATCGGCTGGCGTGGGTGAGCAGTTTGATAGCTTTGAGATTTGGCATTTTAATAAAGACAAAGATGGCTGGGTAAACGGCGTCTATGCCAATGGCTGGATCAATGTACGCACTGAAACCATTAATAGTCCAGTAGTAGATATTGATGGCGGCATGTATCGACACGTCAAGCTGCGCATTCAAAAGATAGGTACGCCTACGTGGGATGCGGTACTCACTTACACTGGCGGCAGTCTTAGCGCGCCTGAGCCTGAGTACACCCCAGAAGGTTTTGCAATCGTTAATTTTTATATGGAGTGGACGGGCACTATCACAGGGTTTAGCATCAAGCTTGCCAGCAGCGCTGACAACCTAAACTATTTTAAGATTGACTGGATAGCGGTGGGTAGGCCGTCACCAGGGGCAAGCCATGCCGCACTACTGCGTGAGGAAAAAGCGCGAGCTGATAAAGACAGGGCGCTTGCGCAGTCAATAACCTCATTAGACAGTCAGATAAATGGCGATGGGGTCAGTTCATCATCGTCCATCGTGCAGAAGCTCAACACGACTGCCGGTAAAGCGGACACCACAGCAGAGGATTTATCAAACCTAACATCGACCTTTAATAACGAGGTGATGGGCGCTCAAGGTATTGTGGCGCGCAATGCAGAGACAGCCGCCAGTGCCAGCGCCGCTAACGCCAGTGATATCAGTGGTGTATTCGCGCAGGTCAACCCGCGTATGGCGGGTGATACCGATTGGCTGGCAGGTGACGACTCACCAGAGAGCCTAGTAGGGGTTTGGAGTGAGCGCAGTGCGCGCATGGAGTCAGACCTTGCTACTAGCCAAAAGTTTGACGCAGTACAGGCAGAACTCAACGACAACAAAGCAGCCATATCGAAAGAGTCTAAAACACGAGTCGATGAAATAAAGGCGTTAGCTGAGCAGACGGAAACGATTCGTTCTGATTTTGAAAATAATGCTGGCGTAATGCAGACACAGATCGAGGCGAATGCCACAGCCCACAGCGCCCTAGCCAAGCGCACCGACACCATTCAATCAAGCGTTGGCAAAAATACAGCCTCGGTTAAGACAGCGCAAAGCGCTATAGATGGCATTAACGCTAAGTGGTCGATTAAGACTGATGTGAATGGCGTCGTTGGTGGACTAGCGATTGAGAATGACGGGCGCACAGTTGATTTTATTGTTAGAGCAGGTAGTTTTGCGATACAGGGTCAGAGTGGTAGTAAGAGCGTGCCTTTCGTGTCTTACCCTGATGGCACTATCATTGATGGTGAGGTTATTCCAGCAGGGAACTACCTAGATGATACCTATATTCGTCGTGCGTCTATCGACACGCTAGACATAAAAGGCAATGCAGTAACGGTTCCCGTGTCAGCGTTTACAGAGGGCAGTATAGCAGTAGGTACGTCGTATAAGACAATCCAGAGTCTAGCAGTGCCTTCTGATATGGGGCACACCATGTTGAGCTTTAGCGCTATCTTTAACTTTCCAGGCTATGCTCGCGTGCAAAGCATCTTATGTAGGATTGTGAAGGGTGGCGTCGTCATTGCTGATAATATAGAGGTGTTTTTCAGTGAAGCGAGGTCTGAGACGAGAACCAGTACCTCCTACGATCCAGCCGGACATAATCATAGTGCATCATTCTCAGGTGGCACTTATGGCCCTAATGGTTATCAATCTGTAAGTGGTAATGTCACGGTGAATCACGCCAGCACAGGACCTCACAGCCACCGAGTGGACATCGCCAATGATAATCGTAACGCTGGCACATTCTCTTTGTCTAGGCACGACAGTACAGGTGTTGCAGGTATTTACGAACTACAGATGCGCGTATCAAATGGTGGTACAGCAAACCTATCACAACGATATATCCATGCCATGACCATGCGGAGGTAAGTAATGGCGCACTATGCGGTTTATAAAACAGACACAGGTGAGATAGTAAAGACAGTAGAAGGGCCGTCTTGGTTTATTGAAGAGATGCCGCTAGGTGATGATGAATCGATTATTCCAATTGATAGGCAAGCCAACGATGCGAGCGAGTACGTTAAAAACGGAATGCTTGTTGATAAAGAAGTATGATTGCTACATTAATTTGTTATACTAATTGCATAATAAAAGCAAAACACTTGTAGCATTTAGGCAGTCTTTGCCACCTCACAACAAACAGATACCTAGTCATCAATAGATGGTTGGGTTTTTGTCGTGTCTAAAATTTATCAACATTAAATACATAGTAAATATAAGCGAGGGTGTTATGGGTTTTTTAAGCGGATTGTTGGGCGCGGCAACTGGTTTTTTAACAGGCGGCCCAGCAGGTGCGGTTATTGGTGGTGTCAGTGGCATCATGAGTGATAACGAGAAAGATAAGGCGCAGAAGTCTGCCGACAAAGCTAATGCTGCATCGATAGCGCTACAACAACAGCAACTTGCCAGCGCCAAAAAAAGGGAGGAGGACTACGACGAGTTTTATAAGCCGATTGAAGATAATTACCTAGCCGCCGTCAGGAAGGGTGTAACACCAGACTATGAGCAGGTAACGCAGGACGCTATCGGTGATGTGGAGACGCAGTTTGCCAATTCGGGCGCTGCAAGTCTAAGGAGTATGCAGCGACTAGGGATTAACCCCAATAGTGGGCGCGCTGATGCTATCGGGCGCGACTTATCTTTATCCAAAGCGCTTGCTAAGGTAGGTACTATCAACAACGCACGTCGTCAGGAGTCTAACCGAGCAGAAGATTTAACCTTTGCACGCCAGCAGGACGCCTTAACACTAGGGGTAAATAAACTCAACAACGCGCAAGCCGCCTCATCAAGTGCCGCAACCGCACTATCACAAACCTACGCAGATCGCGCCAAGCAAGCAAGATATGACGGCGCATCTGCCGTTAATCAATGGGCCGATCTTGGCTCAACTGTCTATCAGGCGTGGGATCAGTATAAAAACAAGCCAGCAAAAACGACCGTCGGCACAGGCGTGTGGATGTAATAGGGGATTGATATGAGTAGCTTAACCGGAATTGCGCAGTTTACCAACCGCTTTGCTCAAAACATCATGGGCTATAACCAGGACAAAAAAGACGAGGCTGAGCGTGTAGCGGACAAGCAGTACAACCGCAACCGCCAACAGCAGCAAGACTTACGCGCGCAGCAAAACCATGACGTCAACCTTGAAGGCAAAAAGATAACGCTGAATCAAAACAAGATTAAGAACGATGAGTTTAACGACTCAGTAACCTTTGAAGAAACGCGCAATAAGCTTGCTTACCTAGACGGCATCGGCGCTGACGAGCAGCAAAAAGTTGATGTGTTAGCCAAAGCGGTTAATAGTAACAACAAGCTACCGTACAAGATTGAGTTTGAGCGCGACGCAACCACGGGCAAAATCATTCAGCGACAAGGGCCAGACGGCAAGCCGTTCTATTTTCAAACCATCATCGACAAAGAGACTGGTCAAGAGCTTGGGCGCAAGGGCACAACATTTGAAGAAGCAACCAGTAACTATAACAAGTTGCAAAACGCTGGCGCGATTGAAGATGAAATCAGAGCGGCAGCAGCGGCGCGCGCGGCTAAGGCTCAAGAGATAGAAGATAAGCTAACCCTAAAAAGAGGCGAAGCGGCTATTGATGACGCTAAAGACGCAAGCAAGCAACGGCGCGAACATATCTACAAAGTTGATGAGATGGGCGTCAAGCATGGCTATACCATTGACGAGCTAGGCGTGAAACACGGGTTCTTGATTGACGAGTTAGGCGTGAGACACGCGAACGCCGTGGACCTTGCGAACGTCAACGCGCAAAACAACATAGGCATTAGAACGGCGCAGTCTGATCTTGATGCAGGCGGCACCCCTATTGTTGGTGGGGCGGCATGGGGTAGTTTTGATGCTCTTATCGGCCCTGAGAGTAATGGCCGGCAGCTTAACTCAAAAGGCCAGCCGCTAACGTCATCGGCTGGCGCGATTGGTATTGCACAAGTTATGCCTGAAACCGCTAAGTATGTGGCAAGAAAACACGGAATTGCTTGGGACGCCAATAAGTACAAGACAGACCCTAGCTATAATTACAATCTAGGCAAGCTTTACTATCAAGAGCAATTAGATAAGTATGGGCACCCAGCGCTTGCTTACGCTGCTTATAATGCAGGCCCAGGTGCGGTTGATAAGTGGATTAAGAAAAACCCAGCTATGAGAAACCCTGACGCAATGGGTATGCAGAACTTTATCAACGCCATTCCTTTTAGTGAAACCAAGAACTACGTCGCTAAAATCCACAGACAGTCAAATGGCGTTCAAGTGCAGCGCTCAGTGCCAGCCGTTCCAAAGCTACCAAAAGGCAGTAGCAAGCAGGGCAATTCTGGCAAAGGCATCGTGACCGCGCAAGACTACAACGTCAGTATCGATAAAGGCGTCAATACCGCAATCAAAGACGCCAAGCAACTAGGCATCAAGTCGGACGCTGCAACAACAGCGGCCTTTGCGCGTGCTGGCACGAAACTAAAAGAAATGGGCCGAGCGCAAAACGAACAAGAGTTTTTGGACTTGTATGGCGATGCGTTTGACCTAGTTATCAGTGCAGTGCCAGAGCGCACCCGAAACAAAATGAGCAAGGCGGATAAGAACGCGCTAGGGCATAAGGTACTTTTATCAATGGTAGGGGCGTCGTCTTTGGGCAACCTTAAACAGATTGTTTATAAAATAAACCCTAATGCCAGAGGTGGTGGCAATACCGTGACCGCTGGCGGGTTAACCTTGCCGGGCCAGCAGCCTACTCCGTTAAAACAAACCGCCCAAACGCCGCAGACTAGCAAGCTAAAAGCGCTGTATGCACGCGGCTTGCCAGCGCCGCAGACTGATCCGGCAGCCGCAGAAAGCTTTGATTATATGAACAATTTAAACGATAACATGGACTGGTAGAAACAACATGAGCTTAAACGATAGATTATTTAGTATTGCTAGTTCAGCCGTTGAAAAGCAGCGCAAGACTCGCGATAGCCGCAGTGCAGTATCAAAAGGTTTTGATGTGGCCACTAATAAAAGCTACGTCAATGAAGATAAAAAGGCGGCAGCCAAAGCCTTGCGCGAGTGGGAAAATAAAACTTGGAAGCCTAAAGTTGAGGCCAGGCTCAAGCAAGAGCTAAGAGCGCGTGCACCTCACTTAAAGCCGGGCAGCCCAAAATACAATCAGACTTATGAAAGCCTATTTAATAAAAACTATCAAGACTTGCAGGCCGCCAAAGCGCAAGTACAACAAAAAATTGGTACGCTACGCAAGCCTAATCAAACGCAGCGCGAGCTTGATAACGAGTACCGCACCAATGAGTCTATCCGTAATGATACGGTAGGTACTCAGGCAGCCGCACACGCAGCCCGTGACACAGTATCAGCCGTGGGCGGTGCACTTGCTACTGGTTCATCACGTTTGTTACGCGCACCATTACAGCTTGCCGCTGACGTGGGCGAGAATGACGACGGTGGTATCTTTGACCGTGGCGCAAAAGCGCTAGAAAGCTATGAAGATGATATATCTAATAACGTCTATCAGGCGTATGGCGATATTCAGCAGAACGGCAACTTCTCACAAAAGCTTGCTGTATCAGCCGTTGAGCAGGTGCCGTCACTTGCCGCCAGTTTTGGGGCAGCCGGTGCAGCCGCTAAAAGTGTTCAGGCGGCAGGTGCAGGTGCCAAAGCAACGGCAGCCGCTTCTTATGGTGTGGCTGGTGCGTCCATGTACCCACAAGCTTATCTTGATGGTAGTGATAGCACCAAAGACGAGCTGGAAAATGCAACGTCAGAGCAGCTTGCCAACGCTGAACGCTCGCAAGATATCTACAAAGGTATGTTTGACAAAAACGTCAAAGCTGGCATGAGTGAGGATGAGGCGCACGCGAAAGCGCGTGATCAGACAATCAGCGAGATTGCCGAAGAGTCAGGCGAAAACGTCGGCCTTGCAACATTGGCGCTTAGCATGATGGCGCCAGGCGTCGGCTCATTCACTGCCAACCGAGCCGCAGGCGGTGCGGTGAGCCAGTGGGGTCAAAAGGTGTTCAACAAGCTTGCGGCGCGCGCTGATGCAAGCAAGGCTGGCAAGTATGCAATACCAGCAGCCGTTGGTGTGGGTATTGCTGGTCTTAACGTCGCTGAAGAAGGCGCGCAAGAAGGTTACACCGATTATGTGGCTCAAAAAGCAGCCGTTGATGTGGGCGTAAAAGACAAGATTGACACCGCACAGAACACAGAAGCGGTCCTAATGGGTGGTATTTTAGGCGGTCTGATGGGCGGTGCCACCTATGCCGGTACACGCAATTCAAAGTTTAAGCAGGCACAAGATGAGCTCAAATCCGCGCAGCAAACCTATGCGGAGGTTGCAGGACAAATACCGCAGCTACAAGAGCAGATTCAAACAGTATCACCAAGATCAGAAGAAGGGCAAGCATTAACGGCGCGTGTGGAAGAAGCTCGCAGCACCCTTGATGCTATGGCAGCCGAGGCAGAAAAAGTAGGCATTCCTCGCACGTCGCTAGCACGTCGCGCACCACGCATTGACCCAACCAACAGTTTTGATAGCGATTTTGATGGTCAAGTCGAGGGCGCGACGGAGTTAAGCGAACAAGAATTTGAGAATGCGTTAAACCCAGACGGCACGCCAGCCGCGCCAGTACAACCAGTCGTTGATAGTCAACCTAGCGAACAAGAGCTTGACGCGCAAGATGCGCAGATCGCTGAGCTTATCGCAGAGCAAGCAGCACTTGATGAAGCGATTGAAGATGGTAGTAACGACAAGCCAGTTGAAGAGTCACTAGCAGCAGCGCAAGCGTGGTATGACAACAAGCGCGGTGAGAACAAACAGGGTTTATCAGGAGTTGTGAGCCGAGCAGCCGCCAAGGTGGAAGATGCAGCGTTCGCAGAGCAGCAACAAGCGATTGCAGGTACAGGCGCAACGATTAACGATTACATAGCCGCACAGCGCGCACAGCAGGCGCAGATTGATGCCGAAATTGAGCAGGCAGCAGAAGCCGCTAAAACAGAGCGTGAACGTAAAGCCATCGAGCAAGCAAAGCAACAGCGTGAGATTGAGCGTGCAGAAGCAGAAGCCGCGATTACCAAGCGTGCAGAGCTTGCACAGCCTTATGAGGGTGAGTCGTTTGATACTACCGTTGTCGGTGCTGATGGCACACCTTTTAACTTAGCGCGTTTTTGGGATAGCACCATGCCGGCCGCAGCCAAGGCGAAAGCAATCGCGGATGCGTTTGGCGGGCAGGTTGAGCAGAACGTCGCTAAGGCTGATTGGCAGTCTATGCCAGAGGGCGTGCAAAAAGAGTTGCACCAGTGGATGACTGGACAGCTTGATGCGGTACGTCAAAGACGTGCAGGTGGCGATACTCAAGCGCAGCCTATCAGTGAGCCGCCATTAGCGCCACAATCACAGCAATCAGTAGCACCTACTGCTAGTGGTTTAACCATGCCAGTGCGTGCCGAACAAACACCAGCGGCACCAGTAGAAGCAGAGCCACAAGCAGAGACTGTCACGCCAGTAGCACCAGTAGAGACAGATACAGCCACACAGCTTACCGATGAAAACCCTACTATCAATATTCCGGTGCCGACGCAATCTAAGACTGTAGCACCTAAAGACCGTGAAGGCTTGGCAGAATATTTTGCCAAGAAGCTAGATGCTCAGGGCCGCATTTATTCACAGGAAGAAACCGAAAACGCCATACGTGAGGAAATGAATGTAGAGTTTGACTTTAATAATCCAGTCGCTTATGACGCAATGGAGTCAAGTGAAGCCTATAGTCAGTTTGCTAAAGAGGTTTTAGGCAAGCGCAAGGTTGATATAACAGGCAGAAAGTCAAAACAGACAGGCATAGCTTCTACTGATGATAAAGATATCTACAAGAGTAAGCCCGCCGCCAAAGCTGCTATCAAAAAACAAAAGCTTGATCCTAACAGCGTGACCATTAAACAGGTAAAAGGCGGTGGTTTTGAGATTGTACCGAACGCGCCAGCAAAACCAAGTTATGCACAGGCACAAGAGCAGGCAGCAAACGAGTTAGGCTTGTCGCTTGACGAAAATGGTGAGTATGGCGGCACAGACGCAGAGTTTGAAGCATTTGCTAATCGCGTCGATGAAATACAAGGTCGCTCGTTAAACAACAGTACGCCTACACCAGTGGCAAAAACTAAGCCAGCACCTAACAAAGATGTCGCTATCGGTAAGGACGGAAAGGCTAAGTGGTTCGGTAAGCAGGATAAGGCGCAAGCGTTTATTGACAAGAAAGGTATTAGCGATACGCATGAGGTGGTACAGGCTGGCAAGCGTTTTGAGATACTGCCGAAGGCACAAGCAGCACCTCAAGCCGATGTAGCAAAACCGGAAACAGTGCCCGCCAGCCCAGTAAAACCGCCTCAGTCTTCTGTAGTGAAACCGGAAACAGCACCGGAAAAACAAGATGACTCTAATCGGAAGTTGGTTGTAGGCGATAGAGTTGTAGCGAAAAATAATAATGAATACAAGATCACTGATGTCGAATTTAATAGTAGCGGCGGCGTAGAATCAGTCAGCACGCTTCTTATTCCTGACGCAAGTTCGCCGCTAGCAGGTAAGAAACGCTCACCCCAAAAGCGCAGTATTGCCGAGTTTAATAGTATGTTTGGTTCTGGCGTGGGTGACTTTGAGGTACCGTCCGCGACCAAGAAATCATCAGGCAAAAACATCACTGACGAACAGTTTGCAGAGCTAACCAGCAGTCGTACCACACCTTCTACACCAACTGGTGTGCAGTCAGCGCCAGCCAAACGAGCCGCAGCGAAGAAAGCTAAAAAACAAAGTGATGCGACAGCAGAGCCTAAAAGCCGCTTTGCTGATAACAAGCTATTCACTGAAGATAAAGTAGCAGCGGCACGCGCTCGTCTAAAATCCAAGCTAACACAGGTTAACTCAGGGCTAGACCCCGAAATACTAATGGACGGCATAACGCTGGCAGGCGCGTACATAGAAAGCGGTGTTCGCAAGTTTGCGGATTATGCCAAGATGATGATGGAGGACGTAGGGCCAGAGGTTAAGCCGTATCTACTGTCTTTTTGGAATAGCGCCCGTGACTATCCGGGATTAGATAGCGAGGGCATGACCAGCGAAGCAGATAGCCGCGCTGAGTTTAATAAGTTAATGGCAGAGCCAGTCAGCCCAGCCTTGACCAGCGACGAAAAGGCGGTACAAGAGGTTTTTGGTATGCCGCTATCTAACGTCTCTAATATTGTGTTCAAGAAATCGGAACGCTTAGAGATAAAAGCCAAGCGCACGCGCAATCAAGACGATCAGGCAGCAGCCAACAAAGCCAAGCGTGAAGCAAGGCAAAATATTATGGATGTTGAGCAAGCTGTTATAGATTATGCTAAGCGTAAAATGACATTAGGTCGGTTCTTAGATTCAAAAGCAGGGAGATACCAAGATCTTATTGATGCAGCTTATGAGGATAGAGATAAGCAGGCAGGTTTTACTGGCAACAAAGCATCTGATACTAAACCAGCAAGCGAGCCTGCCAAGACAGAGCAGTCAAAATATCCGCAAACCGTAGGCAGTGGCCCGCAAATGAAAACCTTTATAGGTGAAAATCAGGCGGGTTTACCGCTTTATGAAAATGAAAGTGGTGTACGTGCTATTGAAGAATACGGTATATTCAACAATGAAACGGTATCGATCACCCCTACTGGCATCGAGCAGCAACCAAGAGAAAATCGCTATCTAACCAAAGAAGAACTGGCGGCCAAAACCAAACACCCAGAATCTATCGACGTGGGTGACGACAAGCGCCTATTTGTTGGTGAAAACATGGATGGCGAACCTATCTATGAAGATAAAAACGGTATAAGATCAAAGCCAGAAGGTAACTTTATGGCAAGCGAGCCAGTAGGCATCAATCTAGGTAGCGAAGGTCCTGCCTATGATGTGAGCCGACGCGCTGACAAATTCAAGACGGTAGAAGAATTAAACGAGGATAGTAACGATGACACCGGAACAAGTAATCAAGACGATAGAGCGCGTGCTGAACTCGACAGAATACGCGAGTTTGACCAAGCGGATGAAAAAAGATGGAACGCTGGATCAGCTCAAGCAAAATCTACTAGCGACGTGGATGCAGTCGATGGACGTAGCGACAGATCAGATACTAACCCAAGTGATGCAGATTCAAAATCCGCAGCAGCGAGTCAGCGAGCAGGTGCAAATGATAGCAGCAGCCGAGCAGACAGCGTTGAATCAGATGATAGAACAGCTCAAGCGTCAGATGCGACGCCTACAGTAAAGCCTAAAAACCATGTTATTGACGCCGATCAAACCAGTGGCAAGCTAAGCTGGCAAAAAGTCGCTGAACGCAATGTTGATATTATCGAGCTATTAAAACAACTGGATAGTGAGGGCAGACAGGCCACCAGCGACGAACAAGCGCTATTAGCGCAGTATGCAGGGTGGGGATCAAGCGAGATTGCTAACGGCATATTTCCTAATCCCGATACCGGCAAATATAAGTCCGATAGCTGGCGAGCACTTGGCGAAAAACTAAAATCACTACTCACTGATAGCGAGTACGACACCGCACGCCGTACCACTCAGTACGCCCACTACACACCGCCAGTGTTGGTTAATGGTATTTATAAAGCCTTAGAAGGTTTTGGCTTTAAAGGCGGTCAGGTGCTAGAGCCTGCCAGCGGCATTGGTGTGTTTAACGGCCTAATGCCAAGCAAGCTTGCCAATAGCAGCACCTATGTGGGATTGGAGCTGGACCCAATCACCGGGCGTATCGCACAGCAGCTATATCCTGAGTCTAGCATGAGAATTGATGACTATATCAAAGCCAAACTACCAGACAATCATTTTGATGTGGCGGTAGGCAATCCACCGTTTGCGGGTATTAGCGTTGACTATAAAGGCGCCGGCAAGAACAGCACCAAACAATCAATGCAGCTACACGATTACTTCTTTGCTAAAACGCTGGATAAGCTAAAGCCTGGCGGCGTCATGGCGTTTGTCACCTCAAAAGGCACGATGGACAAAAAGGGTAGCAGCGTCCGTGAGTACCTAGCAGAGCAAGCAGACCTTATCGGCGCTATTCGCTTGCCGCAGACTGCCTTTAAAGAAAATGCAGGCACCGAGGTTGTCACCGATATTATCTTTTTGCGCAAACGTCACGAGGGCGAGCAGCCAAGTGATACCGCATGGGCAAGCGTGAAGTCTATCAAGGCCAGCGGAAAACCTACCGCTATTAATGAATACTTTGTTAATAATCCAGACATGGTATTAGGTGAGCACGCTATTGTCAGTGGCCGGTTTGGTGATACCTATACCGTCACCCCAAACAAAGGCGACTTTGCCAAACAGGTAGATAATGCTATTGCCAAGCTACCTAAAGACGTTTTCAATCCACAGCGCGGCAGCCAAGCAGAAGCAGTCAAGGTGATGGATTTGGATTACGATCCAGCCAGTGCCGCTAACAAAGAGGGTGGCGTTTACCTAAAAGACGGCAAGCTTATGCGTGTGGTTGATGGTGTGGGTAAGCCGCTGACCCAGCGTTACGGCACCAACGGTAAGGCTATCAACCTAAGCGCCAAAGACATTGCCTTTATGACCGACTATGTGGGCGTGCGTGACGCACTTAAACAGGCGCAGCGTGACCAGCTAACAGACAGTGACACATGGGAAGATTCACTCGCTAATCTAAATGAGGTGTACGACGCCTTTGTTAAGAAGCATGGGCGACTAATGGCGCACAGTGTTAGCGAGCGCGAGAACGCTGACGGCACCACCACAGTGACCAAACGCTTTAAAAATAAGCAGCGCTTATTCCTCGATGTTGAAGGCGTGCTGGCAAGCGCGCTTGAGAATGTCATTGATGATGGCAAAGGCACCGTGGTTAAGGGTAGCTTCTTTGAAGGCCGCAGCTTGCGTAAGCCGAAAGCACCTACTATTAAGAGCACACAAGACGCCCTGGTCTATACGCTTGATGAAAAAGGTGTGTTGGATATTGCGCGTATTGCCGCGCTAACAGGCAAGACAGAGCCACAAATCATTGAAGAGTTAGGCGAGCAAATCTACAACGATCCTCAGTCAAAGCAATGGGACTTGGCAGAAACCTACTTATCCGGCAATGTAGTTGATAAACTCAAAAAAGCTGAGATTGCAGCTAAAACCAACAAATCCTATAGCCGTAACGTCGCGGCATTAAAAGCGGTCCAGCCAGCACCTATCGCACCGAACGACATTGCAAGCAATATGGGTGCGGCATGGATCCCAGGCAGTGTGATCAATGAATTTAGTCAGCAGGTGCTAGGCGCCAATGTAACTGCCAAGTATTCTCCGGTAGTTGGGCTATGGGATGTGGGCGGTACCTCAAAGTCATCTGACTACTCAACAGCAGATAGAAGCGCTGTTCAGCTGGTCGAGTCTATCTTAAATAGTAGAAAGATTAGCATATCTCGCAAGTCGCCCGATGGTAGTACCTATATCGACTCAGTGGCAACCGAGCTTGCTAACGAAGTGGCGCGCAAGATTAAGACTGAGTTTAAGAATTGGCTGTGGTCTGATGATACGCGCGCGCAAGAGCTTGCCGACTACTACAACAAGACGTATAACAATATTGTGCCACCTACCTTCAATGGCGACCACTTAACGCTGGCTGGCATGTCAAACAAGATACAACTGCGCGCACCGCAAAAACGCGGTATCTACCGTGTCATTCGTCAGGGTGATGTCTATCTGAATCACGCCGTTGGTGCCGGCAAGACCTTCACGATGATTGCGGCTGCAATGGAAGAGAAGCGCTTAGGGTTGATCAACAAGCCTATGTTTGTGGTACCCAATCACATGCTGGACCAGTTTAGCCAAGAATTTTTAATGCTTTATCCTGCCGCTAATATCATGGTCGCTGATGAGCAGAACTTCCATACCCATAATCGCAAGCAGTTTGTGGCACAAGCAGCCCTAAACACACCAGACGCTATCATCATCACTCATTCAAGTTTTGAGCGTATCGGTGTAAAGCCTGATACTAAAAAAGCCTTTTTAGAAGATAAGATCGCAGAATGGCGCGCGGCTCTTGAACTCACTAAGGCGAGCGACGGTGACAATCGCATATCAGTCAAGCAGCTTGAGCGCAATATAGAGAGCTTAGAACGCAGCCTAGAGGACATACTAAACGCCAAAGAGAAAGACGGTGCGGTATTCTTTGAAGATATGGGCGTCGATAAGCTATACATTGATGAAGCGCACGAGTTTCGCAAGCTAAACTTTGTCACCAAGATGGGTAATATTAAGGGGATTGACCCGGCAGGCTCGCAAAAGGCGATGGATTTAGACTTAAAGCTACAGCTACTCAGAGAGAATAATCCGTCGCGTGCCTTTGTTGGTGCGTCAGGTACGCCAGTCACCAATACGATGGGCGAGCTTTATACTATTCAGCGCTACTTCCAGCCGGACCAGCTAGAGCAAGACGGCCTACATCATTTTGACAGTTGGGCTAACCAGTTTGGTGAAGTGGTTGAGGGCTTAGAGCAGAACGCAGCAGGTAACTATGAAGTCGTGCCGCGCTTTGCAAGATTTGTCAACGTGCCGGAGCTGATGAGCCGTGTGCGCTCATTCATGGACGTATTGACCAGTAATGACTTATCGGATTATGTGACACGTCCTGAAGTAAAAACAGGTGGTCGAGAGGTTGTGGCTATACCAACGCCTGATGGGTTCAAGGAATATCAAGCCAGTCTTGCCGCACGTATCGAAGCCATACGCAAGCGCAGTGGCAAGCCAGAAAAAGGTGACGATATTATCCTAAGCGTTATCGGTGATGGTCGTTTTAGTGCTATCGATATGCGCTTTGTTGACCCAACATTACCTAGCGACCCTAATAGCAAGCTCAATACTGTTATCAGAGATATGGCAGAAGCTTATCACGCTACTGCCGATAATGAGTATATGACTGATGGCGCAGTCGATGATATAAACGGCGGCGCACTAATGATGTTTACCGACATCGGACTTGGTGAGCAGTCAGCAGCCAGTCGCGGCTTTGATATGAAACAGTGGATTACTGACGAGCTTGTACGCTTGGGCGTCGATCCTGATCATATTGCCTTTATGCGTGACAACAAAACCCACGCCAAAAAAGGTAAGTTGTTTGATGATATGCGTCAAGGCCGTAAGCGTATTATGATCGGTGGTAAGGACATGGAGACAGGCGTTAATGCGCAGAAGCGTTTGACGCACTTATTCCACCTTGATGCACCTTGGTTCCCAGCGTCGGTTGAACAACGTGAAGGCCGCATTATTCGCCAGGGCAACCAAAACAAAGAAGTGGTTATCAGAGCTTACGCCACCAAAGGCAGTTATGACAGTACCATGTGGTCAATGGTCGCTCGTAAAGCACGTTTCATTGAGCAAGCCATGCGCGGTGATATGACTGTTCGCAGCATGGACGATGTGAGTGAGGCCAGTGCGTTTGAGCAAGCATCTGCATTGTCGTCAGGCGATCCGCGCTCGTTACAACTGGCAGGACTCAGACAAGATGTTGAGCGCCTAAACCGTCAGCTATCAGGTTTTCAAAACGAGAAGTTTAAAAACCAAAGTCAAGCCAAGCAAGCACGTCAAACACTGGCCAGAGCCGAGCGAGAGTTAGACGCCATTAATAAGCTGCTACCTACTCATAAAACAGTAGAGACAGGCGACGTGATAGGTAAGGTTGGCAGTAAGTCTTTCGATAACCGTACAGAGTTTGGGCAAGCGATTATCGCTGAATACAATAAGTATGCTAAAGACTACCATATTGGCGAGCAGGTACTAGGAACCGTTGCTGGATATGACGTGGTTTACAATGGCGTGATGATGGGCGGTGGTAACTTTTACGCAGATGCCAATATCAATATCCCAAAAGCAGATGATGCCGCCTTATTTGATACTGACAATGTGAAAGATACACGGCCTGATGGTCTGACCACTCGTATCATTAATCGTGTCAACAAGCTGGCTGATTATAAAGCCAAGGTCGAAGCGGTTATCGAGCAGGCGCAGACTGATGCTGCAAATTTTGAGCGTCGTGCTGGCAAGTCGTTTGACGCACAAACAGAGCTTGATGAGAAAACAGCCGAGCTGATAGCGCTTGAAGAAGAGCTTGCAACAGAAGCAGAGTTGCTAAAAGCTGCTAGTGAAGGTAACGGCCTTACCGAAGAAGATCGCGTGCCTGGTACTGAGGAGCCTAAGTTCTCTAAAGCCAACCCAGCCAAAGGATTGACTGGCACCACAGCCAAGCAAGTCATTAGTTTGCTGCAAGATCGTTTCGGTAAAGAAGCAGTCGCCCAGCTTATTAAGGCTGGCAAGCTACGAGTGCGCACGCTCAATGATTTTGTTGATAACAACGGTCGATTGCTTATCCCAAGTGATGCAGAAGGCTTTTACTATGACGGCAAGGTAACGCTGATTGCCGATAACCTAACCCCAGAAACAGTAGTTGCAACATTGCTTCATGAGCTTGGCGGTCATGCTGGTATTCAGTCAATGCTTTCAACCCAAACTTACATGGGGCTTATGGAAAACTTCTATGGCCTAGTGAAGTCCGGTAACAAGTATGCAGTAAGAGCCAAGCAGCGCGCAGAGGCAAGCACACACAGCGCTAGTGAAGCACGCGATGAATATATCCCGTATCTCATCACTGAGTATGCGCAAGCCACTGAGCGCGGTGGTCCACTGGCAGTTATCAAGCGCTTTGTGAATCGCGTTATGGCTGGCGTGCGGGCATGGGTTCGCAATCATACCGGCGTGCAGTTAAAGATGACACCTAATGATATGGTGCAGTTAGCTGAACGCATGGTTAAGCGCTTGGCAGAGCAGAGTATGGATAGCGTGACTATTGCTGGCATGGATAATACCGCAGCAATGCCGCAGTATAGTCAGGAATCCACCAACCAAACAGCCACGCCAGCGTTTAAAAAATGGTTTGGTGATAGCAAGGTGGTAGATGGTAACGGTAAGCCGCTTGTGGTCTATCACGGCACCAATGCTAACTTTAATACGTTCAGCGCATCTGACGTAGGTATTCATGTTGGTACAGAAGATCAGGCTAACAGCCGAGCCGAGCAAAAAGAAGGCGGCGACTTCAAACTAATGCCGCTTTATGTGAAAGCTGAGAACCCATTGCGACTGAAAGACGCTAGATCGTGGAAAGACCCGGAGTGGTATTTACTTGAGTCTGGCATTTCTTCTTACTTGCCAGCATCCTTGCAGCAGAAGATAAGCGATTTTGCTCAAGAGAATAGAGCAGCGAAGGACCTAAATACGCCAGAAGGTCAGAAGAAGGCATACAAAAAGGCTATGGCTATTAATAGCGAAGTTGCTAGGTTCTTAAAGGATGAATTGGGTTATGACAGTATAGTCTATGCAAACACCCACGACGGTACCACGCAAGACAATAAGGTAAAAGCTGATGATTCATGGATAGTTTTTGATCCAGAACAAATCAAATCAGCCACCAATAATATTGGCACGTTTGACGCTAACAATCCTGATATCCGCTTTAGCCGTCGCTATTCAAATTTAGGCATCGACACCAGCCCAACCACCGCGAAAGAAAAAGCGATTGATGCCGCTAAGCAATCAGCAGCTACCGCGCTGTCATCTAAGTTTAACTTGAGTTTGTTGCTGCGTCGTCATCTAGCCACACCGCTACACGTCGGCATGTTAAACCCAAGCTTCAAAAAGTTCTTTGAGAATGTGCAGGCGCGTATTGCTTATGAGAACAACGAAGCAGGACGTATTCAAGAGTATATGCCTGAGATATGGGACACCAGGCTGATGGTGGGCAAACGCAAAGAAGCAATCGATAAGGTCAGTCGTGCTTTGTTTGATGGTACGATGGCAGATGAGGTATGGACGGATAGCGAGCTTGAGACAAGGTTTAATCTTGATGAAAATCAAAAGGATATGTACCGCCGTGCTCGCGCTGCTATTGACTCGTCTGTGAGTCACATGACAGTCGATACACTATCATCATTGGCTAAAGGCACTAAGCTGATAAATATCCATACCATCAATAGATTAAAGCTAGCAGAGCTCGCACCCATTGATCATAAACTAGCATTACAGCAACACATGGTCGATGAGTTGGCAAGACTGGCTCAGTCTGGCAGTATCACGCCAGCCGCAGAGAGACGCCTACAAAACCAATTAGATGAAGTGTTTGATGTGATGGACGGCATCGCGGTCAAGTACGATGACCTTGTTGAAAAAGGCTATGCGCCATTGATGCGTTTTGGACACTATGCCGTTGAGGTGCGTGATAAATCCACAGGCGAGTTGGACTTGTTCGAGCTTTACGAAACCAAAGGCCAACAGCGCAAAGCCATCAAAGAGCTTAAAGAAAAGTATGACGAGAATGATTTTGAGGTCGGTACTGGTACGCTTAACCCCGATGCGTTTAAGCAATTTACCAATAAAGGGCTATCCCCTGAGACGGTACAGCTATTTGCCGCTGAGCTTGGACTTGATAATGACGGTGCCTATCAAGCGTACCTCAAAGTAGCAGTTAGCAACCAAAGCGCACTAAAACGCCTGATTCATCGTAAAAAAGTGCCAGGGTATAGTGAGGACTTGCCAAGAGTCCTATCATCATTCGTCATGAGTAATGCGCGTTACAGCGGTCGCGCCTTATACAATGGCGAGATTGAGAACGCCATACAAAAGATTGAGGACGGTAACTTGCAAGGCGAGGCGCAGAACGTCTTTGCTAACATGGAAAATCCACAAGAAGAGTTTGCAGGCGTGCGCGGATTGCTCTTCCATTACTACATGGGTTTTTCTACTGCATTTATGGCGCTCAACCTTACTCAGCCGCTTACTCAGACCATACCTAAGCTGACCGCTTATGTTGGTGCAGCGCGTGCGCATAGAGACATGACGCAGGCGCTAGGCATTGTCGCTAAGTACGCAGGCAAAGCGACGTTTGAGCTTGGCAAAAAAGTCACAGGCAACGCCACGCCCAACTGGAAGGGTTTTGAGGATCACTTGCCGGCATGGGTGAGACAAGAGGACTACTTGCGCATGACTCGTGAGGGTCATCTTGATCCGCAAAATATCTGGATGATCCGTGGGCTTGAGCGCGGCAAGGCTGGCGTGATTAGCGGTCTATGGGGCAATTTATCGCGTGCCGCTGGTTGGGCCGCTGAGGTGTCAGAGACAATCAACCGTCGTGGCACTATGATAGCCGCCTTTAAAGCCGCTCAGACAATGGGTGATACTGAGCTGAGAGCGAAAGGCTTTAATAGCCGTTATGACTTTGCGGTATCAATCATTCAGCAGACGCAAGGGGTTTACAACAAGGGCAATCGCTCAGGGCTTGCGCGTGGTACTGGTAAGCTTGGGCAGTTTGGGCCGCTGGTTATGGTATTTAAGCAGTTTAGTATTAATTATGCTGAGCAGATGATCCGTCACGGGCGCGATAAAGAAGTTAAATCAATCGCAGTCGCTATGACGTGGCAGTTTTTATTGGCTGGCGCGTTAGGCTTACCATTCACTGATGATTTGCGTGATATTGTAGAGGGCTTGCTATATCGCCTATTTGGACGCGCAACCAACCTTACGGCCTTTTTGCAAGATGAGCTGGGCAAAGAGAACGCAGACGCGCTCATGTATGGACTGCTAAGCGAGAAAACGCGATTTGATATGTATGGTCGCTCCAGCATGGGTAACTTTATCCCTGGCACTGACTTTGCTAGACCGAAAGAGGGCGATTGGGCAGAAGTTATCGGAGCGTCAAGCGGATTCTTTGAAAACTTCTTTACCGCTGGCGATATGATCACGAAAGGCCAGTACAAAGATGCAGCCGTTATAGCAGCACCGCGTTATGTTCGAGATGCGGCAGCAGGTATTGAGATTTGGAACAATGGCGCGTATCGCAACCAAAAAGGCGATAAGGTGATGGATATGGACCGCACTGATGCTGTCATCAAAGGTGCGTTACAGTTCAACCCAGCATCAAATGCACAGCAAGGCCGTGAACGTAGCGAGAAGTACCACATGAAAAACATGGTGCTTGACAAGCAAAATCAGTTTGCTCTACAGTTGACAGAGGCGCTATATCAAGAGGACTACGATAGAGTTGACGAGCTTTATAATGACATGGACGCCTGGAACGAGCGCAACCCTGAACACTTTAATGTAGATATTGATAAGATTGAAGAGTCGGCAGAGCGTCGTTTGGATAAGAAGGACTTTACCAGCGATGATCGTCAGAGACTACCGGAGCAGTTAGATGACTATTTCACCGAAAGAGAATAATTTGCCTGCCAGACAAAGTAAGTTTATAGAATATCCAGTGCGCTTTATCGTGGGCGCAGTGGATATCTATGCGCGACTTGCAGTGATTGCCGTGGTTATTGGTATCGCCTTGTCGATACTTTACACAGTGATCTTCTTGCCGCTGGCATGGTTGTACGGTGTGGCCTATAAATAGCTACACTTAGCTACACTTAGCTAGGTTTAGCTGTTATAATTAATTGTCGGATAGGGTAGCTCCCGAAAGCAAGTGACGCTAACTTGTTTCCGACAACTAACTAATAGCGATTACTGAGCGAGTAATGATATGACTAAGCATAAAGACATATACTTTCAAGACGCAGAAGGCGCTACTACTGCAACTAAAGACGGTGACAAAGTAACACTTGCTTTAAACAACCCACCTTCTTTTTTAAATAAACTGCGCTTTTATACTGTTGTTTTTAACTATGGCAACGAGTGGCAGCAATACTTAACAGAAGATGAAAAAAATGGGTTGTGTTTTGCGAACGGTGATAAGTATCCGATGAGGGTTTACGATAGTTATGAGCAAGCCAAGCAAGTAATGGGCAAGCTGTCAGATGCATCATTCCCAAACGAGGGCGTCTTGCAAGTGTGCTCATTAGAATTAAGTGCAGTCGGAGAGCCTAGCAAGGGTAATCCTGATTTTCTAGGCGGCATCCTTAAGAGTAAGTAGGTAGCATGAAGCAACAGAAGTAATATAATAATTAAACCAAAGACCTCACCTAAGCGTGGGGTTTTTTTATTTGTCTATATTTAGCTACATCGAGGTGTAAAAATGTCTAAAACCTACCCATTAATGTCTAATATGGGTAAAAAATGTCTAAATTTACACCTCAATGTCTAAATTTAGACATAAAAAAGCCCTACAGTTAAACCTTGCTAGTGTATTTTATACAATCTTTCGATAACCTCGTCTTGCGTCATGCCAGCCTCACTGAAGGCAAAGTTTTCAATATCATTCATAGCGGCACGCAGTCTTTTTTGACTGACCTGAATGTACTGTAGAGTAACATCGTCGGACGACTTCGATGCTCTGTGATTCATTAGACGCTTAATGACCGATATATTTAGGTTTAGGATATCACCAATGGTTGAGAAGGTGCGACGCAGATCGTGTGGTGTTATATGAATGCCAGCGATATCGCCAATGTTTTTGTATTGCTTCGATATGTCAGTCAAGTTACCATCGCACTCTTTTAAACGAGAGGGGAATACCCACGGCTCGCCTTGGCTGTAGTGATAACGGTGAGCAAGCATAGCGCACATGACTTTACCTAATGGCACATGCAAAGTGTCACCATTTTTGGTTTCGTGAATGGTCATAGTGCCGTGTTTTAAATCGATATAATCCCATCTGAGGGTATAACCTTCGCTGGCACGTATGCCAGTGCATAAAAATAGCAGCATGATATCGCGTGCGTTGTTGCTATGCGGCTGCATGGTGTGAAAATCTTCGCTTTGAAAATCTAGTAGCACGCGCACATAATTACCCATCGTATCTTCGTTTAGGTACTTGGTGCGTGGCTTAACAGTATTCCATAGTTTTTTGGCTGTCAGTATCTCAACCGGGCTGGGTTTGATAATAGGGGATTCAGTCTTATCTAAAAAACTCAGGCGCGAGAAATTCCACACCGCATTAAGCGCCCGAAAAGTAGCGTTGGCTTGTGATGGGCTGAGCATCGTCAACTCTAAATGCTTTTCGGTGACATTGCTTTGCATGATCTCATTCATCGATCTGTCCATCCACTCGGCAAGCTTGCCAGGTATCTGTCTGTTGTAAGTGGCTATGGTCGCTGGCTTAAGCCCAGGCTTGTGAGTAATGTAATACTCATAAGCTTCGCCAAGCGTTGGGACCACCACATCTTTTGAGTCGTCGCTGAACGGATCCTTACCTTGCATCAAGTCAGCAATAATAGACATGGCTTGTTCGCGCGCATCCTGCAATGTCATGACCGAGCAATCACCGATAGACTTGCGGATCATCTTGCCGCCAATTCGCTTGCTAATCATGTAAGTCTTTGTTGTCTTGTTGGTGCGAACCGCAAAACCATTAACCAACTCGTCTTGGTAAACGTCCGCTTTATCTGAATATTCAAGGCCGTCTATAAACCTCTTTGTAAGCTTAACCCGCGCCATGACAGCCTCCTATGTCGTTAATTTTCTTGGTTATGATATCTGATAAGCGGCGTGATAAGAAGTTCCCATATAGTGCCCATAAGAGTGTTTTTGGCTATTTAAAACACACCAAAACATAAATTTTAGACAATAAAAAACCCTTACAGGTCAATGGCTGTAAGGGTTTGAAGATGGTGGGCCCAGTAGGACTTGAACCTACGACCAAAGGATTATGAGTCCTCTGCTCTAACCAACTGAGCTATGGGCCCTAACGTTAGACGCATAATGATACCTGATTTTTTTTAATTTTCAAGTAAAAGATAGCCTGTCAGACAGATATTATTCAAAATCAGCTATTTTTTTGATCAAACACTACCACCTGCCAAAGTCAAATGGCGTCCACCATCGATGGTGATGATCTCGCCTGTGACATAGCTGGCCTGTGCTAGATACAGCACGCTATGGGCTATCTCATCAGGGCGACCAATACGCTGCATCGGTATAGAGCTGAGAATGTTCTTTTGTTCATCATCATTGAGAGCCTGATCACTATCAGCGTCGGGCAGTATATTGACGCCTGGCGCGACACCATTGACCCGTACGCTAGGTGCCATCTCAAGCGCCAAGGACTGCACCATCATACGATGCGCTGCCTTTGCCATATTATAAGCGCTATAGCCTTTAAATGGCCTATCATGAGCATGGATGTCTAGCAAGCTAATGATGCAGCCGTGCTGAGTTTGCAGATAAGGCAAGAATGCTTGACTGAGTAATAACGGCGCTTTGGCATTGGTCAGAAACAGCTCGTCCCACTGCTGAGTATTAGTGCTACCAAGGGGAGTAGGATAAAAACGCGAGGCGTTATGCACCAATACATCCAACTGACCAAAACAGGATATGATGTTCGCTACAAAGTCGTTTAGGCGCTTAGGCTCATTGACCAGCTTTAAGTCAGCGACGATCATCGCCGCGCTATCAGGACGGCGGCGATTGAGATCGGCAGTGAGCGCCTTTGCTTGCTGCTCACTGTGACGACAGTGGATAATGACTCGGTAGCCTTGAGTATGCGCCGCTTTAATAATAGCGGCTCCGATACGTTTGGCGCTGCCAGTAACGAGCATGACAGGCGCGTCTGCGTTGGCAGTTGCCGACTGAATAGGGATAACGGCTTGATTCATAGTCTATCTGTATTTTTGGTATAAAGGAGTAAAGTCGCAGCAGTACTATATCTTAGGAGTTATATCAGGACGCACTTTGACGGTTCGGTTATCCTCACTTAAGAGGGGTGCTGAGTGTCCAGATGATCTATGCGCGCTTGCCGTAATGCTGCACCAATTTCTGGCCCTCGAAGTCCGGCTTCGATATCCTCCATACCAATCGCGTGAAAACTATTGAGAGCCAGCATCATTTGCCGATGCTGCTTTGCCAACTGAAAAGTATGACTACATACCAACAGCTGTGAGAGCTTCTCAGGTGCTTTATGAGCGCCGCAGGCTTGTATGAGGTCAATTCTTTCAGCGGCATCCAGCTCATTGATAGCGGCTAGGGTAGGGAGCTGCTGGACAAATAAATTGGCAAATTGAGTATGTACTTTGGGCACTTTGACCATGTTGCCAATTTGGTTGATATTTTTTGTCGCAGAGGCAGTCTCAACGCTAGAGTCTGTGTGAGCGTTTGTAAACACATCAGCGCTCAGGCTCGTCATCAGTAGCGCCCAGCGCTGTGATAAATTCAGCTGCATTTGACCAGCAAAATATAGTGCCGTCTGCACCGTCTCTCTTATATGCGTATTATTCCAAGCCCCATGTAATGGCGCAAAATACTCGGTAAGTGCACCGATATCAAACAACTGCTGCCAGTACACATGCGGGGAGAGCTGCATCATCGCGCGGCTCGATTCTTGCCAAATGCGCTCACTACTGAGGTGAGCAAGCTCTCCTGAGTGGACCAGTTGGCGCATCAATGCCAGTGTCTCCTCAGCGATGGTAAAGCCCAAATCATAATAACGCCCATAAAATCGTGCGGTGCGCAGTACCCGTAAAGGGTCTTCACTAAACGCAGGTGAGACATGACGCAAGGTCTTATTCGCAAGATCATCCAATCCGCCGTAGTAGTCAAGCACCTCGCCTGTCAGCGGCGTGTCATCGGTTAGGCTAGTGACTTCTATCGCCATTGCATTGATGGTCAGATCACGGCGCTGCAGGTCTTCTTGCAAAGTAACATCGATGCTGGCATGGATACTAAATCCTTGATAGCCGACGCCTTGTTTGCGCTCAGTACGCGCTAGCGCATACTCTTCATGCGTTTTTGGATGCAAAAACACCGGAAAGTCTGCGCCTACTTGTACAAACCCAGCACTGAGCATCTGTGCTACTGTCGCGCCCACGACGACGTAGTCTTTGTCCTTGATAGGTCGTCCTAGTAGCTGGTCGCGGACGGCTCCGCCAACAAGATAAATCTGCATGATAGCCTCGTATTATCGCGCAAGTTAGGACTGATATGTGCCATCAGTCAATGACAATAAAAAGCCAGCCATCGCACTGAAATGGCGATGGCTGGCTTTAGTATAACAGAGGAGCGCTATCCATAGAGGTTAGCGTCCTTTACGTTGGTACAATATTTGAAATTTGAAGTAACGAGTGAAGGGATGTCGATGCGACAAACATCATCAGCCCGTTATTGGTTTTCGTTCTCCAAATCCTGAGCTTCCGTCACGGCAAGTGCTGTCATGTTGACCACACGGCGCGCAGTTGCTGATGGTGTTAGGATATGGATAGGCTTACTGCTACCCAACAGGATAGGGCCGATAGAAGCGCTATTTGTCGCGGTTTTTAGTAAGTTGAAGGCAATGTTTGCGGCATCTAGCGTTGGCAATATCAGCAGGTTCGCCGCGCCTTTTAGTGGGCTTGATGGCATGTCTTCTAGGCGAATGTTTTCGTTCAACGCCGCATCACCTTGCATCTCACCTTCAAATTCAAAATCGACGTTCATGTCGGTCAAGATTTGATAGACTTTGCGCATTTTCACCGCGCTGTCACGGTTTGAGGTACCGAAGTTTGAGTGTGATACGAGGGCGACACGAGGCGTAATACCGAAGCGACGTAGCTGCTCAACGGCCAAGATGGTCATCTCAGCCAATTGCTCTGCTGTTGGGTCTTCGTGGATATAAGTATCCGCGATAAAGATGTTGCGATTTTGCATCAGTACCGCATTCATCGCATAAAAGTCGCTAACACCTTCTTTTTTGTCAATGACACTTTGGACATAGTCTAAGTGCAATTGATAATGACTAAACGTACCACAAATCATGCCATCTGCATCGCCATTGTCTACCAGTAGCGAGCCAATTAGCGTGGTCTTGCGACGCACATCACGGCGGGCAAGCTCGATACTGACGCCGCGGCGTTTGTTTTTCTCGTAGTATCCTTGCCAGTAGTCTTTGTAGCGTGGATCGTCGTCTTGATTGACGATAGTGATGTTTTCACCATCTTTTAAGCGCAGACCGAGTCTTTTGATATGATCTTCGATGACAGCTGGGCGACCGACCAAGATAGGGTGGGCAAGCGCTTCGTCGACCACAACTTGCACTGCCAGTAGGACGTTGTTGTCTTCACCTTCACAGTAGACGATACGCTTTGGTGCTGCTTTGGCACGCGCAAAGACAGGCTTCATCACAAACGCTGAGTTATAGACAAACTCAGATAGGCTCTGACGATAGGCGTTCATATCAGCGATAGGCAAAGTGGCAACGCCTGAGTCCATGGCGGCTTTGGCAACGGCAGAGGCAATCTCGATGATGAGGTTTGGCTCTAGTGGGCCTGGAATTAAGTAATCACGGCCAAAGCTCTTCATCTGCTCGATGTTTTTAACGTTGCTGGTTGGGGTGGCTTCGACATGTGCCATAGCAGCGATTGCTTTTACACAAGCGATTTTCATCTCTTCGTTGACTGTGGTTGCGCCTACATCTAGAGCGCCGCGGAAGATGTATGGGAAGCAAAGGGCGTTGTTTACTTGGTTTGGATAGTCTGAGCGGCCAGTCGCCATGATGACGTCAGGACGGACAGCATGCGCAAGCTCAGGCATGATTTCAGGGGTTGGGTTGGCAAGGGCAAAGACGATTGGGTCTTTTGCCATACGGCGAACCATATCTTCGGTCAAGGTGCCGGGCATTGATAAGCCCAAGAACATATCGACATCGTCCATGACTTCTTCGATAGACGTCGCGGTGATGTCACGAGCATAGCGCTGTTTGGTTTCGTCTAGATTTTCACGGCTGGTGCTGATGATACCGCGAGAGTCGGATACGATGATGTTGTTTTTATCGACGCCAAGCGCGCAGATGATATCTAGACAAGAGATGGCAGCGGCACCTGCGCCTGAGCACACCACTTTGATTTCTTCGATTTTTTTGCCAGTAAGTAATAAGGCATTGAGCATGGCGGCCGCGACGATGATAGACGTGCCGTGCTGATCGTCATGGAACACCGGAATGTTCATACGCTCGCGCAATTCGCGCTCGATTTTGAAGCATTCTGGGGCTTTGATGTCTTCTAGGTTGATACCACCAAAGGTTGGCTCAAGAGAGGCAACTGCTTCGATAAACTTGTCCGGATCGTTTTGGGCAATCTCGATATCAAAAACATCAATGCCAGCAAACTTTTTGAATAGTACCCCTTTACCTTCCATCACAGGCTTAGACGCCAAAGGCCCGATGTTACCCAGACCTAGGACGGCAGTACCGTTGGTGATGACGCCGACCAAGTTGTTGCGAGCTGTATATTTGGCAGCAAGCTTTGGATCTTTTTCGATTTCAAGACAAGGTACTGCTACCCCTGGCGAATAAGCCAAGGCCAAGTCACGCTGGTTTGCCAACTGTTTGATAGGGGTGACTGAGATTTTACCTGGGCGCGGAAACTCGTGATAGTGCAAGGCAGCTTGTTCAAACTGCTCTTTTTCTGAACTGTGGGTATCCGTATTCAAAGTGGTATCGTCATTCATAATAATTGCCAT